ACACTGAGAACCTCGGCGACTTGAACTGTTGCCCGCAGCAATACTTTGCTCAATTTGAGCACTGCGACCGCATCGACGTCACGGAAGTTGACTCACTGCCGCGCGGTCAGGCCGTCATCGTGGGTGGCGGCGGTCTGTTCATGTTGCACACGCAACACCACTTTGCGCGTTGGAGTGAGACACGCCCGGTGATTGTGTGGGGCGCGGGGCTGAACTATCCGAAGGGCGCGAGCTACGAACACGAGTTGGTCCGGAGTTTGAAGCAGTGCGCCATCGTCGGAGTGCGCAATCCGGAGTTCGCTTACAAGTATGGGTTTGAGTATGTGCCATGCGCGAGTTGTCTGCACCCGGCGCTCGACCCGATATTGGGAGAGCGTCGCGGATACAAGGTCCTTTTCTATCAGCACGCGGATGCCACGTTCGCGCCAGCAGGAAACCGGTCGATGACCAACCGGCATTCAGACGTCAACGAAGTGATGACGCGATTCCGGGAGTCCGAATACATCATCACCAATTCTTTTCACGGGGCTTATTGGGGGCTGTGCATGGAACGTCGGGTGATGCTTTGGAAGCCGGAGCAGTTCGGAAACCGTTGCGACCATTTGACAATTCCTCCGCGTGTGGAATCGTTCGAGGAGATACTCGAACGAATCGACGAGTGGGTTCCCCGAGTCGGCGGGTTCTACAGAAATTTATGCAGGCTGAAAAACAAAAAGTTCGCGCAAAGGGTGGAGCAGTATCTTGCCCTTTTGTAGGCCACAAGGAGTTCAAAAACTTCGGTGAGTTTGCGAAGTGGTGCCAGTCGCACTGCCGCGCACGCTGGTTTGTCCGCAGGGTGAAAGGGTCCGGAGAACTGACCGTGTATATCGACGAACGGCCAATCAAATAGGAAATCAAATGAAGCAGTGGAGCATGTTTCCATTCTTTGAATGGCGGGAGACTGATTTTCCGCTGACTGGCGAATACGGGTCGGAAGGCTCCACTTGCGGGTCGGCGGCTCTGGCGATGATTGTCAATCAGAAGCCCTGCCTTCTGGAACGCCAGAGCGGGTGCGGAAGGTCGAGGCCGTTCGACCCGGTCGTCATGCAGAAAATGCTCAAGCGATACAAGTTTGAGTCCCATCTTTTTGAGGGGCCGCAAGGGCTGGTGAATCTGGGTCGCGACGCCCACTGGACGTCAGATGAACTGACATACAATCATTTGCTGCTGTTCACTGCCGACACTACGAAGCAAGAGGCGTCTTGGTTTGTCACCTATGCTGGTGGGGTCTATCACAACGGGGCGCTTTTTTCATCTTCTGCGCTTTTCGGTTTGACACATCCGGCGATTGATGTATTGTTGGTGAGACGAAGGAAATCACGTAACGGAAAACGACGATGAATACGCAACAGACGTTCAATTTTGGCGGGATTACGCTCAAGCTGGCGGCGATTGAAATGGTCGGGCCGGTGGAGGAGTCCAACGACGGGTTGAGCTATGGGTTTCTGGTTCGCACTTCGGGAGGACATGAAGTGGAGTTCTGCGATAAGACAATGAAGGAAGCGGACAAGCGAAGAGCGCAGTTTATCGACCTCTGGATTTTCAACCTGACGACCCATGAGTAACAAATTCGTGGTGCCACTCACGGCGGAGGCAGTGACGGAACGATTCAAGGAGATGGGAGTTCCGATTCCGGAGGGTCCGCCGGTCTCACCCGCGACGATGGAACGCATCGACCGCTTTCTTCAAGGAGAACTCTTGACGGTGCATCACACTCCCCCATGCGGGGCGTGGATGCGAACTCGCAAAACCTCTTTGTCCTACTTTGAACCCATCGACTACAAATGACTTTCAAGACTCAAGTCTGCAAGCGCTGCCGCTGTCAGTTTCAATACGAGGCGGTCGTCGTGGGCACCCGGATTCGGTCGCGAAGGCTGTGTGACCCGTGTGCGCCGATTGCGAAGGCGGGGGTCATCGCGGCCTATGTGGCGCGCGTCAAAGAGAACATGCAGACAGTTCGCGCGGGAATGGACGACCATGACCCGTTCAAGGATTTGGTGGTCCGCGGATACGCCAGCGTCGGGAGGCTTCTCGGCATCACGTCGGAGGCGGTGCGGCGGGCGGAAGCGACGGCCTTGACAAAGGCGCGAAAGAAGCTACATTTTGAGAGACTGACAACCCGAATTGAAAACAACCGATGAACAATGTTTTTCCGCAGTATCAAATCGAGACCAGCCGCGACGGCAAGAACTGGGAAATGGTTTTCTTCGACCCGGATTTGCCCATTATGCGACTGCGTTTGGAGTCGCTTCGGTTGCGAACGGTGGAGGGCACCAAGATTCGGTTGCTCGGGCTGAAGGGCGAGCATATTGAGACGGTCGAGGGAATTGCTCTTGACAAGCCGAAGAAAAAGACTATCGTCGAGGAATGAAGGTGTTTGGATACATGCGGGTGTCGAGCGCCGGTCAGGTGGACGGCGACGGATTTGACCGTCAGCGCGCGGCGATTGTGGAGTTCTGCAAGCGCAAGGAGTGGACAATCGTGGGCTGGTATCAGGAGCCGATTTCCGGAACGGTGGACGGTTTCGACCGGCCCAAGTATGCGGAAATGATGGCTGTTTGCGGTGCTGGAACCGCGCAGACGATTGTGGTCGAGGCGGCGCACCGGCTGGCTAGGGATTTGATGGTGTCAGAACTGCTGCTGAACGAGGCGCGCAAGCAGGGAGTGAAGATTTTCGAGGCTGCGTCCGGGCAGGAAATGACCAACGACGACGACCCGACGCGGGTGCTGTTGCGTCAGTTTCTCGGGGCGATTTCTCAGTGGGACAAGTCGAACATGGTGAAGCGGCTGGCGGCTGCGAGGGCGCGGTTGAAGGCCAAGGGTGGATTCATGGGCGGCAAGATTCCGTGGGAGGAAAAGCATCCGGTGGCCGCAGAGCATATCATCAGTCTGCGGAAGACCGGTTACACCATCGACGAGATTCGCAATTTCATGCGCGAGCACGGGTTTCGGACGCCGGACGGCGGGAAGCCGAATCAGTGGCAAAATTCGACAATCCATCTGATTGTCACACGACTTATCACGAAAGGTAAGCTCCCGCCGTTGGAGAAAAAGCAAGCGGTTCTCGACCACATAACCATATAAGAAAGTTGTAGCATTATGTCAGACCCAATCAAAGCAGTTGCGACCGGCGCAGTCAACGACCTCGTGGCGCAAGCCTTCACCAGTCCGGCGCTCAAGCCGCTGCACCAAATCGACGCAGTGTTGGCGGAAGCGAACGCTAAGCAGGGAGTGCAGGTCAAGCCGAAGGCTCCGTCCGAGTTTGTCATCCTCGTTCGGCACCCTAAGAATCGCACGCTTCATGCGGTGTATAACCAGAAGGGCCAACCCGGAGTTATCGCCGTTTTCGAGAGTTCCGAACTGGCCGCGGTGCAGGCTTCGACCATCCCGGCCTGTCAGAATCGGGAATACTACATCATTCCAGTCGAGTAACTCATGTATTCGCTGGACGTCATCAAGAAGCTGAATCAGCCGAGGGCGGTGCGTTTACACGTTCGGCTTGCTAAGGCGACGAACAATCCCGCGGGTCACGCCAAGGACGGTGAGAAGGGCCGTAGTGCCAAAAAGGCGCAACGAATTATCGTTGCTCTGAAGGATGCCGCGCGGAACCGGGCTGCGCAGAATCGGATTGCTGTCGCCCGGTTTTACGGGTTCCCGCCACCCTATTCCCGAGAGGAAGTGTTGATTCATAAGTGAATCACTTAGGATACTTAGGATTCGTCAAAAAACTCTCAAGTTGACAGGTGGAAAGATGTGAGCTACTATTGTGTTTGGAAGACCGTTGTGTCTTGAATGCCAACAACTCAAACCAAAAGGAAATCGTATGGTTCGCAATTGACGAGACCTGAATAACGAAGACTTGTTTTATGTGTTGATGGATGGTTTAGTGTCGGGGAACGGAAGCCCCGACTGTAATTTTGGGCTGGTGGTGTAAAAGTAGCACACCGGACTGTTATTCCGGTGGCCGCGGTTCAAATCCGTTCGAGCCCGCCTTGTTCTTTGACCGCGCGGTAGTGAAGTCGGCATCACGCCAGCCTCATAAGCTGGAATCACGAGTTCAATTCTCGTCTGCGCAACCAAATTTTCAGTTTCCCGGCTAAACAAACCCGCAGGTTCGAGGCGCTAGACGCTTCAATGAACGCGGCGAACCGGAGCAACGCCAACCACGGAAACTTGAAAGCGGTATGAACGTAGGTCTATTGCAGACTCCCCGCCGTTCACCGATACCCCGGACAAAATAGGGATAAAAGCTCCGGTTCAATCTAGCCGAAGGTGGGGGAGCATAGCCCCCAAGCCCCTGCAAAGGGCTTTAGTGTAACAGTAGCACATCGGCACTCTTTTTGAGTGTGGGCGACTTAACGCCTAGGGGCCGTTGACCGTAACACGTCGCGGCCCTCTTTCTTTATTACAGTGGACGAGACGACTTTCATTTACACGCTTTCAGACCCCCGAACGGGGGAGGTTCGGTATTTGGGGAAACCTAGTCCCAACCTCGGAAAGAAGAGGTCGAAATGAATACAGGTCTTCTTTGGGTGTCCTACGGGAAAGACCTTCCTTGGTTTGAGATTTCCGCCCGTTCCTACCGCAAATTTGCGTCTGGGTTCACGAACGCCAAGTGCGTTGTCCCCCGGCAGGACGAAGAGGCGTTCAAGCGACCTTGCGGCGAGAACGGGATTCTCCTTTGCTCGTATGATGAATGGCCCGAATCCAAGTTCAACCACCATCAAGCGTTCAAATGTATGGCCGACCTCCACTTCCCAAAAGCGGAGTTCATTTTTCATTTAGACTCAGACACGGTGTTCGCGAAACCGAGCCAGCCGACGGACTGGATAATTGACGGCAAGGCGCTCCTACCATTCCGCGACTTTGAAACCCTCTTGACGAAACCGATTTATCCGGGGGAGGAGATAGATTTTCAGGGGTTTCATGGTTTGAAGGTGGACTTTAATCGGGGGGCATATTTCTGGAAATTCGCAGCCGATTTCGCGCTCGGGTGGTCGGTGATTCGAGAGACCATGCAGGCGCTCCCAATTGTTCACGTCCGAGGAGTTTACGAAACGACAAGAAAAGCCGTCGCCGCGCAACACGACACCAATTTTGAAGGCTATGTTCGCAACTGTCGTAGTGAACACCCGGCAGGTTTTTGCGAGTTCAATACGCTCGGGGCCGTGGCGCACCGGTTTTACAACGACCGGTATGTGTGGCACGACGTTGCGGCGCACGGTTACCCCCGACTCGGTCAGGTCGTGCAATCGTGGAGTCACGGCGGTTTCGACAAGCCTCACGATTACGGCCTCGGATTCGGCATCGAAACCCCCCGACAATTTTTCACTCGACTCGGTTTACTATGAGCAACGCAATTGTTTTTTTACCCTTGAGTCAAGGCAAGGTAGCGGTCATTGACGCGGACGACTTTGAACTTGTTGGTCGGGTCAAGTGGACGGCAGTTAAATCGGGGCGCAATTTTTATGCGACCCGAACGGTTATTCGAGCAGACGGGCGAACTCAGTCTCTTCGACTGCATTCCGCCTTGAACCCCGGTTGGGACCACATCGACCACCGAGATGGCGACGGCCTTAACAATCGCAGACTTAATCTTCGAGAATCGAGTCACCAGAAAAACCAGAAATCCTTTTGTCGCAAACGGCGGGGGGCGACAAGTCAATATCGCGGAGTCTCTCGAAATCGTCGAGACCAAAACTGGTCCGCTTACCTCGGGAGGTCGGGGAGAAATCGTTTTCTTGGTTATTTTCCGTCAGAGTTAGAGGCGGCTCAAGCGTTCGACCGCGCCGCCCGGTTGGAGGGCTTTGAAAGAGAGGCATTGAATTTCCCATGAAAGAACATCAAATTTTTATCGCCAGCTTCCAAAAAGATTTTGTGTGGTTGGCCCCCTGCCTGCGCAGCCTCAAGAAGCAACAAGGCCCGGAGTTCCTACCGCCGTGCATTTCGGTGGACGAGCAAGATTTTTTCGAGGCGAGGAAGCTGGCGGCTCAGACGTTCCCGGAGGCGATTATCAGCGTCAAGAACGGAAGGAGGGGGCAAGGCAACCTAAGAGCGCAGATAGCAATGAGCGAGGCAGACCTTTTTTGCCCCGATGCAAAATATATCTACTTGGTGGGGAGCGACTGTATTGCGCATCGCCCCTTCGTTTCTGATACGTATTTTGTCCGAGGGAAACCGGTGATGCTCTACAACTATTATACCGAATTCGGTGGATGCCCGAGCATGAAGCGCTGGCAGGACATCACGGCGCAAGCCGTGGGCTTTGTCTCGGACAAAGAGTTCATGCGTCGGTTGCCCGTGGTCTATACGCCGCGCTCGCTGGCGCGCACTCGACAATGGATTGAGGACACGCACCACAAGCCGTTCGAGACTGCGGTCTATGACATGGGCCACTTCACCGAGTCGAACGTGATTGGCGCGGTGGCGTGGGAGGCGTGCAGAGAGGATTACACTTGGTATCACGCGAACCACGATGAGGAATATCTGAACTACCGTCGGGACAATCCGGACCCGCTGATACAATTTTGGTCACACGGAGGTTTGAATCGACCGGCAGAAACGTGCGTGAACTATGCGTTCGGAAACACGCACGGCAAGACGCCGATGAAGGTGATGACGGAACTAGGACTTGTATGAGGATTCGCGTCGGAAAATGGTTTCCGGTCGAGAGCATCAGCTTTCCGCGTTGCGGACACAAACTGACGACGGATTTGCTTCGCACCTACTTCGGCGAAGAGTTCAAGTATCAAGGCGTCTGTCCCCCAGCCGGAGAATTTTCTCCGGGGTATCATTTTCAGAAGAATCACGACTTCGATTTGGAGACGCCCATTCAGAATGACCGTTGGTATATCGTTCAGGTGCGCGACCCGTTTGAGGCGATTTTCTCGTGGCACAAGCTGACGGTGGAACTGGACGGGATTCCCGACGACATTCATGCCATGCGCGAAATTATGTTTCAGAAGCAGGATTACTGGGCCGGGTTCGTAAAGAAGTGGGTGGCCTCAGAGATTCCGAATCGAGTCATCGTCCACTATGCCGACTTGTTGTCCAACACGCACGAGACATTGTCTCGAATCATTCGTCTGTTTGGTCAGGAGCCGAACCCGGTGCTCGTGAAGAAAACCCTCCGGGAAGTTCCTTTGATTGCGCGCCGACAACCCACGGCTTTTCTGTAATGCTCGCTCCGAATTCTCCACAAAAACGACTCGTCAAGGTCGTGTCGCCGTTGCTCCATGCGGGCGAATACTTTCAGGCCGCGAAAATCGTGGCCAACCACTTTGAGCAAATTTCGCAAGTCGAGATGCCAACGGCCACGAAGCCGGAGGCCGACGCCGTTTTGACGTTGCTGCTTCAATGGTTGCTCAACAACAACGGACTTGAGGAAGCGGCACAATTGCTCTGGGGTCCAAACATGTTCGACCCTCGACCCGAATCGACCCAGCGAGTTTGGAAGGCTTTCGAGGAAAACAATTTCATCCTGTTGATGGGTGCGGGCAGCATGTCGAAAAGTTACAGCATGGCTGTGAAGCTGTTTCTCGAATGGCTGCGCGACCCAGAACACACCACCGTAAAGGTTTTGGGACCGTCTGAGCAGCACTTGGAAGACAACCTTTTCACGCATCTTGTCTCTCTTCACCGGGGCTCGACGATTCCGTTGCCGGGACAGGTCAATCAGCTTTTCATCGGTCTCGACCCGCGCGAGCGCAAGAGTTCAATTTCGGGTGTCGTCATCCCACTCGGGAAGAAAGCCGCCGGTCGTTTGCAGGGCGTGAAGCGCGCCAACCGAAAAGTTCCGCATCCAGTCTTCGGAAAGACCTTCCGCATGTTCATCTTTCTGGACGAAATTGCGAACATTCCGCCGGGCATCTGGCGGGACATCGACAACTTGATTACCGGTTCCTCCGGTGACGGGCTCAAGATTATCGGCGCGTTTAACCCGACGAATCAGAACGATGAAGTCGGAGCGCGGACGGAGCCTCCGGCGGGCTGGTCGATGTTCGACCCGGACGTTGAATTTGAATGGGTATCGACTCGCGGGTGGAAGGTCGTGCGGCTGGACGCTGCCCGATGCGAGAACGTGCTTCAGAGGAAACTTGTGTTCCCCGGTCTGCAAACCTACGAGGGTTTTCAGATGGTTATTAGGAACTCGGGCGGCATGGATTCGCCCGGCTATTGGTCCATGTGCCGCGGTTGCTTTCCGCCGACGGGCGTTCCAATGTCAATCATTCCGTCGGGCTTGCTGGCCGACGTGAAGGCGGAGATTTTGTGGTATGACCACCCGACGCCCGTGGGGGCGGTGGACTTGGCTTTCAACGGTTCGGACAAGGCCATTTTCATCAAGGGGAGTTTTGGACCGGCGTCCGGAATTCGACTTCCTCCTTCACTGTTGCACCCGGAGGGCCGGACGATAATGTTCAAGAATGCGGCGGGCAACGCGGTGCTCAGGGACATTGTGCTCGCCGAGACGATGCTGGTAATGCCGAAGGGCGACACGGTCGAGCAGGCGGCGGAAGTGATGCGGATTGCGCGCATCTACAACATTCGACCGGACTGTCTGTGCGTTGACCGCACAGGCCACGGGCAGGGAACGTATGATATGCTCAGGCACAACTTCGGCGAAGTCATTGGCGTGAATTATTCGGAGAGCGCGAGCGAGTCGAAAGTCATGCAGGAGGACCATGACATCGCCAAGGAACTTTACGTTCGGATTCACTCAGAGCTTTGGTTTGCGACACGGAAATTCATTGAGTTCGGGTATCTGAAACTTGCGCTCGGGTTCAGCACGGAAGAACTTTTTCCGCAACTCACGGGCCGTCGATTTCGGGCGATGGGCAAGAAGTCCAAGGTCGAGGAAAAAGACGACTACAAATCGCGCGCGAACGGAAAGAGTCCGGACGAGGCGGACACCATTACGTTGCTTGTGCAGGTGGTGCGTAGGGCATTCAGTTTCATTCCCGGCATGGTGTCAGAGAATTCGCGCTCGGGATACGATGACGACGATTTGTCCGATGTTCGCATAGACGTTACTAATAGAACGGACGACCTTGACGTGGACATAGGACCGTGACTCCTTTTTAGTATGTCCGAATTCAATTGGAATGTCTTCCCCGATGGGGGGAGAAAATTCGTGGATAGGGACGGGACAATTCATAAGGGCGAATCGTGGCGGCATCTTTTTGAGCAGATTCGACGCTATCGGGAAATCAACAAGTTCGCGCCGGGCGACCCCGAGGTCGAAGTGTCGGCGCAACTGTGTGCCAAGATGCCTCACTTATGTCGTCCGAACGCCCCACACGTTCCGCCCAACCACCACAGCCAGAGCCACAGCCAGAGCCACAATCAGCGGGTTTTGCAGTGGTATAGCGTTCAACTTAGCCGTAAGCGTTTACACGCTATTCCGCGCGTCGAGGATTCGGTCGCCGCCGACCGCGCGGCAATTTGTGCGCGCTGTCCGCGTCAGCAGGCATTGAATGCCGCATGTGAGGCATGTATTTCCTCCGTAAAGACGTCGAGGAAGGTGATTCTCGACGGAAGGGAATCTCAGCATCAGAATCTTAGCCCCTGCTCGGCTCTCGGGGAAGATTGCACCGTCTCGGTCCACATTGAACAGGCCCCGGAAGCCGAGCCGAGTCTCCCGGCAGAGTGCTGGCGACGAAAAAGCGACTGAGTCTTCCCTTTTATGCGTTTCCCCAACCCTTTTTCCGCCCTAAGAGCCTTGAAACGAGTGCTTTGCGCACTCTTGAAGGGCAAAAATCCGCTTGTGGACGCCGAAACGCTCGAACGGCGGCTCTCGCTGTGTGAAACGTGCGTGCATTTCGACAAATACGTCCGGCAGTGCAACGTCTGCGCCTGTCAGGTGGACCTGAAAATTCAGTTCAAGACCGAGAAGTGTCCCCTCGGTTATTGGAAATCCGTCCGGTTGACGCCCGCGGCGCTTCTACGTCTCTTTTTTAAGACATGCCACTTTCTACGGAAGATTCTTCGCTAGACCACTCCGGTAGCACCACCGGGTCGGTAAACACACCTGAACTCTCTCCCAAGGGGAAGCCGAAGCGGCACGCAATTTCGTCGGTAACGCAGGCGCGGAACATCGTGCGGTCACTTCAGGAGGCTGCGCGCGAGCGTAACCTCAAGAATGCGCGCATCATGGCGAAATACAACTCAGAGAAACCCTATTCCACTGAGCAGTTGAAGGCGGAGGGAGTTGGATGGAAGTCCAACTTTACCACCAAGCCGCTTCCGGTGCTCATTGATAAAGTCGCGCCACGATTTTCAAAGGCGGTGGATGCGGCGAAGTTTTTGACGAACTCCGCCTTCCCGGAAGATGTCCCCGGCGCGGACGTGAAGACGGAAGCGTTCCGGCGAGAAATCACGAGCACATTGCGCGCACGCCCCGGCTGGAACAATCTCATTTCGGAAATCGCGCAAGAGAATGCGCTTTTCGGGTTCACTTGTTGCTCGTGGCTGGATGAATTTCACTATTTTCCAAAGCATTTTCGGCAGGATAGCTTCTTCGTTCCGACGGGCACCGGTCAGCTTCCTGACTCGGCTCAAATCGTCGCGATGCGCGAGACTTTCCTCGTCCACGAACTCTTTGCGCTGGTGGAAGAGACCGAAGCGGCGAAGACGGTGGGTTGGAATATCCAGAACACTCTCGACGCCATCAACAACGCCATGCCGGAAGACCGGCGCTCGAAAGAGATGGGCTGGGAGAGGGTTTACGAGGACTTGATTCGGGAATGCAACGTGGGGCTCTCTCACGAGGCAGGCGCGCTGGTAGTATCGGTGTGGCATCTGCTCGCACAGGAGATTTCCGGGAAGATTTCGCATTACATCATTTTGGAGAAGACGGAAAGCGCCAGCACGAAGGCCGACCCCGCGCTCGACAAAAAGACGGTGCTCTTTGAGCGGGAGGAACAGTATCCGACGATGAAAGACGCGGTCGCGTTCTTTTCTTTCCAGCAGGGCAACGGAAAGCTGCATGGCTCGAAGGGGATTGGCCGTGAAATCTACAACATGGCGTCGATGCTTGACAAGAGTCGCAACGAAGTTGTTGACCGGCTGAATCTCGCGGGGAAGGTCATCATTCAGGGCGACCCGAAGCAGATTAAGAAGTTCAAGATGTCGGTGGTCGGGAATGCGATTCTCATTGAAAACGGGTTCACAATTAACCAGATGAAACTCGATGCCGCAGTCGAGCCTTTTCTGACGCTGGACCAATTTCTGACCTCCTTGCTCGACCAGATGGCGGGAGCCGTGACGCCGCGCGCCCTTGAAGGCGAGCGCGTGACTGCCGCTGCCGTGAATCTGCTCGCGGGCCGCGAGGAAGAGGGGCGAGACAATATCATTGGGCGTTTTCTCACTCAGTTCGCGTCATACGTGGGCACCATGCAACGACGCATGTGCGACCCCAAGACCGCGGACGAAGACGCCAAGGAGATGCAGGAGCGTTTGCTCAAGGTGATGACTCGCGAGGAGCTTGATTTGATTTCCAAGCGACCGGTGGCCGAGACAGTCAAGGACTACACCGAATTGGAACGGCAGGCCGTGGTCATCGCGGCCACGGAAGGCCGGGGAAATCCGTTGTATGACCAGCGGGAGCTTGAACGTCGGAAACTCACGGCGCAAATCGACGAGGAGTTCGCCGATGCGGTGCTGCTTCCGGAGGAAGACCCGACAGTCACGGCAGAGCAGACACGACTTCAGCAGTTGGAGCTTCTACTGATTGTCGGTCAGGGTGCGCAGGTTCCGATTTCTCCGCGTGACAACCATCAGGTGCATTTGAGTGTTTTGATGCCCGCGATGGAACAGGCTGCGCCGGTGGCGGCACAAGACCCGGCGGGACTCGGAACGCTGAAGGCGATTTACATTCATGCGCAGGGGCATCTTGATGCGGCACTCGCCGCAGGCGGAAACAAGGACGAACTGAAGCCGGTGGGAGACCTTTTGAATCAAATCAAGGGGGCGATTCAACAACTCGACGAAGTCGAGCAGCAGCAGGCGGCGCTCGCCGCGCAGCAGGCCGACGAGGTCGCGAGCGAGATTAGCGGGGAACAGCCGACGCAGCCGACGGCGGGGGGTGCAATGTGAGCGTCACGCTTTTTTCAGATGCGCCGAAATGGACTTCGGTGGAAGCGAAGGCGCTCCGGGATTTTTTGACCTCCGATACCGGAACCAAGATGTTGACACTCTGTCAACTTAACACACCTGTCTTGTTTGATGGCTCGCATGTGAACGAGACCTTGGTTCGCTCGGGGGAGCACAAGGGATACGAGGACGCACTGGCGTTTCTCACGAGTTTGGTTCACACTGAGCCAGAGCAAGAACAACCGGAGGAGAATTATCCTTCGCTTGACGACGATACCAAATGGGGAGACGGAAAAAATCCGACTCTTCCCCCGACGAAAAACTGACCTATGCCCGACGAAATACAAGTATTGCCCGGAAACGCAGAGCTAGTGGGCTCTGTTGAAGCTTCCGCTGAATCCTCCAACGCTCTCGACGATTTGCTCAAGGCGGAGGGGGGCGGAGACGAAAACCAGACGCCGGTAAGCGACGACGAAAAGGCGGCGCTAGAACAGCAGAAGGCGGACGAAAAAGCCAAGGCGGATTTGGAAGCCAAAGCCAAGTCTGAAGCGGATGCTGCCGCCGCGGTGAACACCGACGACGCTGCCGCGAAAGCCAAGGCGGACGAGGCTGCGAAAGCGGCCACGGCTGCGAAAACGGATGAACTCGACTCCGTCGAGTTGCCGCCGCACGTCAAGCCGAAGACGGTCGAGTCCTTCACCAAAGTCAAGGAACTGGCGCGCACGAAGATTACCGAACTCTCAGGCACGGTCGAGAAGTTGACCGCCGACCTCAAGTCCGCGAACGAGGCCATCGAAATCGCCAAGAGCGGAAAGGCGTCCAAGGAAATTGAAGCGGAATTGGAAGAGCTTCGTAGTTTTCGCCGGGGCCTCGACGTGGAATCGGACCCGGAATTCAAGAAATTCGACGCGCAAATCACGGCGAATGAGGACGCGATTTATTTGCGGCTACAGAAGGCTGGATTTGACGAGGCGTCCATCAAGCGAGTGAAGGAAATCGGAGTGAGTCAGGTCAACTGGACGGCGCTCGGGGAGAAGGTTCCCGCAGACGTGCGTCGTTTTCTCGACGTTAAGCTGGTGGAGAATGAATCGCTTGCGGATGCGAAAGAGAAGGCCATCGGAGCCGCGAAGAAGAATTCCGTGGAGTTCTTGAAGAACCGTCAGGCGGAGTCCTCGAAGTCCGAAAGCTCGCGAAAGGAAATTGCGAGCAAGCATTTTTCGGATTTGTCGGGTCAATTGCCGTGGCTCAAAGAGCAGGAAATCACCAAGGACACGAAGCCCGCCGACAAGGTCAAAATTGAGGCGCATAACGCGCGCGTGAAAGAAATTCAGGCCGATGTCAAGGAGGCTTTGAATGACCATTCTCCGGAGATGCACGCGGTCCTCGTTGCGGGATACGCAAAGATGCTGAAGAGCGAGGCGGACCTCGCTCAAGTGAAGGCGTCGCACAAGGCGGAGACGGACAAGCTCAAGGCCACTCTCGCCGAGAAGGAGAAGTTCATCGCGGACATTCAGAAGTCTTCAACGGGACGACTCGGGGGTTCTTCGGCTCCGGCAGGCGGAGCGCCGAAGGTTACGACGAAGAGCAGCTTTGACGAGCCGGGCGATAGTGCGCTCGACCGAATTCGCAAGGAAGTCGAAGCTGAAGCGGCTAACCGCGAGTAATGGACTTCACGGTCGATATTCCGGACGTAGCGCCGCCAAGCGTTCTTCGCGAGGGTAAGAAACTCTTGCTTTGCCTTCCGTGGTATAAAACGGCCTCGCCGTTGACTACGTTCTGCATGATGGCACTCGCGGACCGGACTAAAATGGGAATCTCTCTCGGGTTCGGAGACGCGTTTATCGCGCACTCGCGGAACAAACTGGCGACTCAGTTCGTGAACTCGTCTTTGGAGTGGATGTTCACGGTGGACGACGACATGATTCTTCCGTTCGGCGACGCCAACTGGTTTCGCGGAAATACGGGCTTCAAAAAGTTTACCGACTTCTATGCCGGGATGCACACCATCGACCGGCTTCAGTCACACGGCAAGACTCTGATTGGTGTCACCTACTTCGGTCGTTGGCGCGAGGGCCTGCCGATTTTCGCCGAGGGCAAGGCGTCTGATTTGGAGCTACGTCGCAACGGGCCTCGCAACGAGATTCGTCCGACGCAGTGGATTGGAACCGGCGGGTTGCTGATTCATCGAAGCGTTTTTCTCGCCATTGAAGAGAATTTTCCACACCTGTCTCGTGCCGCCAACAACGGAACGGGTCAGTGGTTCACGTCGTCCGAGCACGATTTGAAGAAAGCATTCGACCAGATTCGCGACGTTCTCGAAGACACGTTGAGGTCAGAACCGGGCCGGATTGCGGAGGCGTTGAAAATTTGGTATGCGGGCGACGCCAAGGCACGCGCCGTGTCCAATCTTGGAGTCGGGGAAGACGTCATCTTCTGTCGCCGCGCCGCGCAGTCCGGGCATCAACCTTACGTGGACCTCGGTTGCTGGGCGGGTCACGTCGGAAATTGCGTTTATCCGATTCTACCATGAGACGAAAAGTTTGCTACGGAGAGACTCAATTGATTCCGGAGGCTAGGAAGTTTACCCGAAGCTTTGGGAAAGTTTGTGCGGCGCTCGGGATTGAGAGTCCGGTTGAGAAGAAACGGACCTCCCCGGAGTATTTGCGAGAATGGCGACAGACGCACCCCGAACGAGTCAAAGAATTAAACTCGACGCACTACCGAGACCACCGGGAAGAACGCATTGAGAAAGCGAAACATTGGAGTAAGGAGAATCCGGAACGGCAGAGGGCTCTTTACCGAGAGCAGGCGAAGAGACGTCGCTTGAGAGTGGAATTTCGGATTTTGAGTAATCTTCGGACTCGAATTCACCATAGCGTTAAGAAAGAATCTAAGTCCGCCCGAACTCTTGCACTTCTCGGTATGGAAATCGCCGAGTTCAAAATCTACCTACAAGGCCAATTTCGACCCGGCATGACTTGGGAAAATTACGGCCCCGTCTGGCACATTGACCACATTCGTCCGTGCGCAAGCTTCGACTCCACAGACCCCGAGCAACAAAAAATCTGTTTTCACTGGATGAATTTGCAGCCGCTATTCGCAGCGGAGAACTGCGCCAAGAAGGACAAGTATGTCAAATAAAATCTTACTCGTTAGCCAGTTTTACGACGGCGATAAAGAGCAAGCGATGAAGGTGGCCCGGCTAATCGCGGATTTCGAGCCCCGGTTTTCAGAGTATGCGGACTTTTTATTTTTCTCTAGGTTCGACTGTTCTCAGGACCTCGATACGATAAAATACGTGTCGAAAAAGTTCAACGTCCACCACGCCATAAACCGAAGGCGCGGAACGCTATGGCCTTTCGGGTGCAACGAGATGGCGTTCGGGGCTTTAGACTGGGTTTATGGTCACGGAGAGGCGGAACGAATTCCGCCCTACAAGGCTTTGCTTTTGTTTGAAGCCGACGCCTGCCCGCTTGCGCCGAATTGGATTTCGGAGTTGTCTCACTTCTGGGACCGGGCCAAAAAGAAAGTCGTCGGCCCGCTCCTCCAATATCCCGGCGAACACGTGAACGGCAATTGTTTAATGTCCGGAGATAAAGCCTTTCTCCGGTGGATTGCACGCGACGTCGGTGGATGTTCGCCCCACAAAGGATGGGACTTCCACCTTGCTCCCGAATTCAAAAAGCGTGGATGGGCTGACTGCCCGGCGATGCGTTCGTGGTGGCAGACGAAGACTTCCACGGTTGAGCAGTTCAACGATTTGTCCCGGCAAGGTGCGGTCTTCTTGCATGGGGTGAAGGACGATTCCATGATTAACCACGTTCGCCGCCGTTTTCTTGGTTGACGTGCGGTAGGTGGGTTTCTCTTATTCTTTGAGACTGTAAATTCTCCGGTTTGGTCTCGCCGGACTGCGCTATGTCTCTCAGCCGCGCGTGAGGGTGATGGGTGAAGACCACAAGTGGGCTTCGTAAACCGTTTAACCCGAGGTCGTTTGACCTCAGAAAATTAAATCCCCTAGGGGATTTTTTGTAAAAAACATGGCTGATTGCGTCGCGCCGTCCACGCTGTCCGATATTTCTCGGAAGGACACTTCTCGTCTCGTTGGTTCCATCGCTAAGGCGCTGGCTATCAACTCCCCGTTCATCAACGTCATTCAGGGCGGAACTTTTCCGTCCGGCGTTTCTGACGAAATCCGCACTTCTGTTCAGATGCAGGCGGCTCCCGGCGACTCGCTGGCGATTCCGACCTTCGTCTGTGACACTGACTTGTGCGGCACCCAAGGTCTTCAGGACTTGACTGATGCCATCGACTTCACCGCCCGCCTCGAAAGCAAGCGCGGTAAGGGTCCTCGCGTCTGCGTCAAGAAGGGCTATGCAGCCTACAAGTCGAGCTATCTCTCGGCTGAAGACTCCCTCAAGAAACTGGTCACCCAGTATCTCAATGCGGACATTCGGGCTCAGTTGTATCTGCGCTCCGCGTCCAAGTTCAGCGCTGTCGCTGGCTACGATTTCGACTCGCTCTTCACGGGCGGTAACGAGACGGACATCGGTGTCAAGTTCGCTCCGCTGCTCCCGACCGGCCCCATGTCCTTCAAGGCCCTTCACTATCTCGCCCGACATTTGAAAGAAGTGCTCCTCGCTGACATGTTCAGCGCAGGCGGCGAAGGCCAGATGCACTTCCGGTTCATCGGTTCCAGCGACATCGTCGAGTCGTTCCGCAACGAAGCGGGCGTCAAGGACGTGCTGCTCTCGTTCGTCAACGGAAGCTATCAGTTCGGCGAGAAGGCTCTCCGCGGCTATAGCTGGGAAACTGCCGGTGCTTACCGCGGCATTGCCTTCGGTATCGACCAGCGCCCGCTCCGCGCGACGGGTTTCAATGCTTCCGGCCTGTTGAACGTGGTTGACCCGTTCACCATCGTCAGCAACGTTTCCAAGAACACGGCTTACGCCAAGGTGAATCCGGCGTGGCTCGCGGCTGACTACGAAGTCGGCTTCCTGCTCGCTGACCGTTCCTTCAAGCGCCTCGTGCCCGAGCGCTATGTCGGCGAAGGGTCCTTCAAGTTCGCGCCTCAGTTGCACATGGGCGAACTCGATTGGCACTACCACATCGACAACGACTGTAACACCTTCGGCGACTTCGGCTGGCACAAGTATCAGATTACCCGTGCCTATCAGCCCGAGCGCCCGCAATTCGTGGTGCCGATTCTGCACAAACGCTGCCGCGCTGACCTCGGTCTGACCGACTGTGAGGCGCCGGATTCGTCCAGCTACACTGGTAACGACGCGTTCACGACTGTTGGCGTCTGCTAATCGTCGAGTAGATGTCACGAGCCGGGTGGGCGAGCAGACGCTCACCCGGCTTTTTTCTTTCAAATTTTTTCATCCTAGATTATGTTCGCAGACCCCTCTCCAAAACACAACGACAGCGACAATAACCTGCTGTTCAAGATTTGTCAATTGCTGAATTCTTCCGCCGGGAATAGCGCGGAAAGCCAGCAAGACCAACCCCCCGGAGATGAGATTTCGGTCGCGGGGGCAGAATTGGTGGACCCGAATTCGTTGCCCGCCGACGGGACTATCGGGACCGTCCGACGGGTGATTGCTGACCAAAAAGGAATTCTTCTGGTCCGGTCGGCCACGACTCTCGACGCGGCCAATGATTCGGTTACCGTCAGCAAGCTTACCGGAGCGGCGAACCTCGCCGTGTCTCAGGTGGCAACGGCCACCGCTGCCGCACAGGCCCTCGCCTCGCGCGCTACGCGTCGTAAGGTGTCGGTCAAGAATATCGACGGGTCCATTGTTATCTACGTCGGACACGACGGCACGGTCTCTTCTACGACTGGATACGTTCTCGCCGCCGGAGCGTCTGTTGACCTCTACACGGCTGCGGCCATTTTCGCCATCTCCGCCTCAGGCACCCCGCGTCTCTCCTTCGTCGAAGACTACGACTGATTCACATGTCTTACGCGACATCCAGACAGTATGCCAGCAACCGGTCGGAGAAGGGATTCCTTCCGACTGATGTGTCCGACCTTTTGGTCTGGTGGAAGAGCGATGACGGCGGCAACTCGCGGGACCCCGCGAACGCCTTTTCCCGAGTGATGGACCGACAGGGAGGCTTTCATTTGAATCAGACGACCTCGACCCGTCGGCCCGCATCTTCGGGCACGGTAAACGGACATCGCACCGCACTGTTCAACGGCGTCGCCACCACGGGGCACTATCTTCAGTCTGCCGCGTTCACGCTGAATCAGCCTTCGACGACTTTGTTTTTGGCTCGTCAGGTAACATGGGTGTCGGGGCGACGGGTCTTCAACGGATTGACTGACGGTTTCATTCATCAGGTGGGCGTTACGCCGCAGGTGCTCATGCGAACGGGAGGCACTTCTGGCCCCTCGAAGACGAGTTGGACCGTCAATACGTGGGCGTTTTTGACTTCCCACTGGTCGGGCTCTTCGTCGGTTTTTCGGGTTAATCGGGGTCGGGTTCAAGGCGGTGACCCCGGAGCGGCGGGTTTCGGCGGCATGACGTGGGGGGCATCGCATCTCGGCGCACTACAGGGAAATATCGAAGTGCTGGAAATGTTGGGTTTCACGCGCGCACTTACGGCGTTGGAGTTGACCCGACTTCATGCCTATTCGGCGTTTCGATTGGGGCTGTCTGTTAACAATCTCATTCTTGAAGGCGATTCACTGACCGCAGGGGCGGGACTCTCGCTCTCTCAAACGTGGGGCGAGAAAGTCGTCATCTCGTTGGGAGAGGCGTCTTGGGGAACGAACCTTCGGGCGAGCGGTGGAGAACGGCTGGTGGAAAACATCGTCCCCCGATTCTCTACGGACCTTCTTCCGTATCGAGACAACCGATTCGCGCGAAACATCGTCACGGTCTGGGCCGGAACGAATGACATCATCGGAGGTCGGAGCGCGGCGTCAGTCTATTCGACCCTCGTAGAGTATTGTCAGCGAGTGCGAGAAAACGGCATGGAAGTTCTTGTTTTTACAACTCTGCCCCGCGCCGCTTTTACAGCGTATCAAGAGGCGCAGCGCCTCGACTACAACACGCGAATTCGTTCTGGATTCGCGGAGTTCGCCGACGGGCTTGTCGATGTGGCAGTCAACCCTCTGTTGACAAACCCGAATGACCTTACCTATTATTCTGATGGGACCCATTTGACGGATGCCGGGACGACGGTCGCCGCCGCAGACGTTGTCACCGCAGTTAACGCACTCTAATACGATGTTTTTCGACTCAGAAACTTGGAAAGTTCAGGGGGCCGCGCTGTTCGGATTTTCAGCGCCGGGCGTCAACCTTTTCCTGAAGAACCTTGAACCTCTTTTGAACACGCTTATTCTTGCGGGACAAGTTGGGGTCGCTACGGTCACGATTCTCTACATTTACGCCAAACTGAAAAAAATTCGCGGGTCGAAGTCCCGCGCCCGAAAGAAGAAATGAGTTGCTCCAATTGTAACAACGGCTCGTGCGGCGACTGCGACAATAACAATCGCGGTTGCAGTCCGTGCAGCGAGTGTCCGACCAACAGTGCGGCGTGTGAAACGCTGCCGTCGCAGCTAGACAACTTTGTCCGTCAGTTCTTCGGCACCATCACCAAGACCACGGTCAATGGGGTTGTGACTTGGGTGTTGCCCTGCAACCTCGACATCGGTCTCCCGAACAATCCTCGCGGCGACAACGAGGGTCTGGCGTGCTATTTCATTCGCCTCTTTGAAGACGGTTTGGTCGGGCTTACCGGCCCCAAGGGCGACACAGGTGCAGCGGGCACGAACGGCAAGAACGCCTATGCCGTTTCAACGACAGCTTTTAATGCCCCGACCCTCGTCGCGCCCGCAGTCCAATTCAACGTGATTCCGACTACGGTCGTGGCGACGGGGCAAACGATTTTTGTCCCCGGAGTGGGATGGCTTTCTATCACGAACGTTTTTCAGCAGGAGACCGTTTTTGCGACTCTGCTTGAGCTTATCGCCTCCCCGGTGGCCGTCGTTACTCCCGGAACAATCGTCTTGCCGACTGGTCCGCGCGGGCTGTCCATCAAAGGGGACACGGGGAATACCGGAGCCAAGGGAGACCAAGGGAATCAAGGCGCGACCGGCGCAACTGGCGCGACCGGCGCAACGGGTCCGGTGGGTCCGGCAGGGACGGCGGCAACGAGTGCGAATTCGTCCATTGTCGGCGGCTCTACCGACTACACGATGACGGCCTCCTATGCCAAAGTTGATTTCGGCGTGACCGACATGGAAGCCCCCCTCGCGGACGCGGGCACGTATCTTTTCGTGGTCCAAATCAGTGCGCTGAACAGTTCTGCCGCCGACCGTCAGTGGGACTTGAAACTTTTCAATTCGACGACGGCGGCGGACGTTACGAATTCGGAGTCGTTCTTTCGGATGACGTTCGGGGCTCAGTATCATTCGCTTGTGCTCACTGCGCTGGTGACGACGAATACCCCAAACAATATCATTCAGCTTTATGCGCAGACGTCGAATGCGGCTGCAACGCAAGACATCGCTTTTGCGAATTCTCGGATGACTTACGTCAAACTCGCGTAATGCACCAATTGCCCATTATTCGCGACGTGAACGGAGACCTTTCGGGGTGTCCGACTTCGGGTCGTTGTCCGAGCGGCGGGCAGACGAAAGAGTTGCATCTTTTTTGTCGGACGTTGCCCGCGCCAGTCCGGAACAATCAGTCGCAGGACGTGCTTCAAGATGAAGACGGGTTTGCGATTCTCGATGACCTCACCGGGGGGTTCATTTTCGATAATTTACGCTGAGATTTATGCCCTTCATTAGCGATTACACAGAAGAGACAGACCCATCACCAGTCGGATTTTTGTTCGTCTCGGTTGAACAGCCCGACGGGAGCTTCATCACGAAGAAAATTCGTCCGGACGTGCTCGGCGCGCACGGGGCGTCCGGTCCGCAGGGTTTGCAAGGTCCCGCAGGCGCGGCGGGCGCGGCGGGTCCAGCCGGTCCCGCAGGCGCGGCGGGCGCAGGGGGTCCCGCAGGTCCGGCTGGCGCGACAGGTCCAGCGGGTCCCGCAGGCGCTACTGGCGCAACCGGCGCTACTGGCGCAACCGGCGCTACTGGCGCAACCGGCGCAACCGGAGCCGCGGGCCAAGGAGTTCCGACGGGTGGAACCCGGCTACAAGCGCTCCGAAAGAACTCTGGCACGGATTACGACTTCGATTGGAAAACTGACGAGTGGATGTATTTCAAAGAATCGCGCGCGTCGTATGGGACGGGCGCGGCAGCGCTCGGCATCGGAGACAATTTTACCGGGACAGTTTCGTCCTCGTCGAATGCGACTCCTGACTCAGATACGCTTCCATCCCTGATTGCGAACACGAGTGCAGTCGCGAACAATGTGGCATTTCACGTCTCTAACAGTGCGACAGCGTATTACGTGTTTAATGCGCGGACACAGTTTTTTTCAATCGTTCAGTGGAACAGCAACACGAATGTTCGCTGCTGGACCGGAGTAACTACCGGAAGCGGGGCGACGATGGGCGGGTCAGATGCCCCCGCCGCTACGAGTTACTGTGCGTTCCGATTCTCGACAAACGCGGGAGACACGACTTGGCAGGCCGTTTGCGCAAATGCGGGCGTGCAGACCCTCGTGGACACCGGAATCGCTTTTGGGACGACCTCCAAAGCGTTTGCAATCGAATGGGATTTGGGAATCGGTTCGGTGTATTTCTACATTGACAACGTTTTGGTGGCGACAATCTCGTCGGCGAATATCCCACCGACTACGTCCCTCGCTTTTTTTGGCGTGTATCTCACGACCTTGAATGCGGCGGCGAAATCCTACAATATTACGGAGATGGCCATTCGACAGGCTGTCATCTGATATGGCAAAGGTCACTGAATACAACGAGCAATTGACTCAGCCGAGTCGTGCATATTGTTTCATGTCCGTCGAGCAACCCGACGGAAGCTTCCGAATCAAGAAAATTCTTTCGACTCGTGTCGGCACGGTGGGGTCGCAAGGAATCGCGGGCATTCAAGGATTCCAAGGCCCCTCGGGTCCGGCGGGTCCCGCAGGAGCAACCGGCGCAACCGGCGCAACCGGAGCAGCGGGGGCAACCGGAGCAGCGGGTGCAACCGGCGCAACCGGCGCAACCGGCGCAACCGGCGCAACCGGAGCAGCGGGTGCAACCGGCGCAACCGGCGCAACCGGAGCCGCAGGCAGCGGATTACCGGTCGGTGGCGGACGGCTGGATTTTCTACGCAAAGATTCCTCTGTCGATTATGTGACCTCGTGGAGCCGTTCGTGGTGGACGGGAACCAAGTCGGCACAATGGAGTTCTAATTCCGGCGGCACCCTTAGCTACGGCGACGTGTGGGGAACTTCGGGGGCGACCTTTCAAGTCCCCTCAAGTGGAACGACTCTGCCGAGTCACCGCTGCCTCACTACGACGGTGCTAGACAATTCCGCGGTAGTTTTTAACAACAGCACTCTTCTGTTGAATTTAGCCTACCGGTCAAAGGTTACTTTTTTGGTCATGCCAGTGCAGACGACACTGTGTTCCATTTGGGCCTCCGCGGCAAACGGCGCTGCGTTATCGGGGACGGGCTTGCGGGCAAATGACAATCCGTCGAACGCCGTCTCCCCCCACCGATATTTTGGTTTCAGATACTCGACGCAGGCCGGGGATGCGAACTGGACTATCGTTTGCGGGGACAACGGCTCTCAGACCGTTGTTGACACAGGCATTGCCCTGAGCACCACCGTTTTTGTGGCGCTGTCGATGGAGTGGGACCGGCTGGCAAGCGCCGTTCGGTTCTACATCAACGGCACGCTTGTTTACACGTCCACTACCCATCTACCCTCCTTCGGCGACCTTCTGGGGACCGGCGTGTCCGTCCGAACCCGAGACGGTGGAGGCGTTGCAAAAGCCTTGGACGTGGCCACTATCCGATTCTATACCGCTCTTTTTTGAGTTGACCCGGCCCCCTGAAAACCGACCTATTCTTTATGCCAGACAAATTCCCTATCGACCTCGGAAAGAAAATGGGCGAAATGACCCCGTATAATCCGTCCAGCCCCGGCGAAAAGTATTACCCGTGCCTGTATCTGGATTGGGACGAGAGCTATGAAATTCCCGCGTCGGGCGTGATGACCGTGCGTTTCGTCCGGACTCGGGAGACGAACACCACGGAGAAAGACGGCAAGGAACGCCAGTCCGTTTCCCTCGACGTCACCAAGATTTTGTCGGTCAAGGCCGACAAGATGGCAGACGAAGAGCCGGAGGAAGATTCGGGCAAAGTGTTGGACCGTTACAAAGACGAAGTTGAGAAAGACGACGAATGATTATCGTCGAGGACATCTATGAAGACGCTGAAGAAATCTTCGGCGTCTGCAATGAGAAGCGGCTGTTCGCGTTAATTACCGACGCGATTGAATTGCTGTCGAACAAAGGCGAAATTGACGCTAACGTCGGCTACGTGGACATCTGTGTTGATGGCGAGTGCATTAGCCTGCCTCGGGAATGTGAGACCGTGCTTGGCGTGAACATTGGCGGACACCCTGCGCTCGGTCACGACGAAGTTTTTTCGTTCCACCTGAACGGCCCCGGTGACTTCACCACTAGCTGCAACTTCTCGTGGTATAACACCGGCTCGTTTCCGACCTACCGGGATTTGCGGTGTCCGTCCAAGTTGATTGCTTTTCTCGACAGCGAAGAGGACTCTGGAAAACTCCTTCGCGTGTTCGGATTCGATGACCAGAACCGCCCGCTCCGAACCAAGGTCGGTGATGTCTGGGAAGACGGACTCCGGGTCCCCACAATTTTCGGCTATGCTCTTCCGGACTCCTCCGCGCAGACGGTGGGTCGCATCACGGCCATCGTAAAAGATAAGACAGTCGGGAACGTCCGTTTGTCGAGCTTCGACAATTCCACTTTTACCGGCACTTTGCTCGGCGTGTTTGAGCCAGATGAAACGGTCCCCAGTTATCGCCGCATTCGCATCAATCGCGGTTGCGATTGGATTCGCCTCATGTATCGGAAGCGCTCTACGAAGATTCTTTCGGTCAACGACCGGATTCTTTTGCATTCCCGGACGGCTTTGATTCTCGCCATGCATGCCATCAAGAAATACCGCGAGTATGACCTCGGGGCCGCGATGCAGTTTGAGGCGCAGGCCACTCGACTGTTGACTGAACGCGAGAATTGCGTCACGAGTCCGACAGCGAATCCGATTCAAGTGGAGAATCGCACCGGCATCGTTTCCGAAGACATTGACTGAGTATGCCCAAGACTCCCGAATCCGATTTCTCGTTCATCCTCGGACAGAATAGCAGCATTGACCCGGTGCAGTTGCCGGGCGGCTTCTACGCGCGCGGAATGAACGTGGTGAATCGCGGGGGCATCGTTCAATGCCGTCCCGGATACCGGTGTTTGACGGCTCTCCCAGACGGACTGCTTCAAGGGTTCCACGTCTTCAAGCCGAAGATTGGCATTCCGATTGTCGTGGTCGCTGTCGCCGGTCGGCTGTATGTTTGTGATTTCCCCTACGGCAGTTGGCGGCTCATTGACGGTATTTCCATGTCGTCGATTGTCAGTCAGATTTACTTTCAACAGGTAGAACAGGCCGTCGTGTCGAATGAAGATGGGTCCATTTCTTTCCTGTCGAATCCCAAGAATCTCCTGATTATCCAAGACGGCGGTTTCTCGGCAGGCGTGTCGTTTGATGGCACGACTTTCGAGGCGCAGCGCGGAGTCGGCAAGCTTCCCGTCGGCGGGCCGATGGCGTGGGTCGGCGACCGGCTCTGGGTCGCGCGCGACTCGCGCGTGTATGCGTCCGACTTGGGAAACCCGCTGGCCTTTGTCGAGTCTCTGTATGTGTCCGGCGCGGGCTCGTTGGTCTTCCCGGACACGGTCACGGCGCTTGCCACGAATCCGGCAGTGCAGACGGGCCAGCTTTTCGTTTACACGAACAAAACGACCAGTATGGTGCAAGCCGGGGTTCGTGCCCGCGCTCTCTGGTCGCAGACGGTGGATTTTCAGAAACAGATTTTCGACGTCGGTTGTGTTTCGCAGCGCTCAGTCATTGCCCAGCACGGTTATTTGTGGTGGTTCAGCGAATATGGGTTGACCTCTTTGGACTCTGCCGCGCAGACGAACGTAACCTCGTCCCTGCCCTATCAGGACGACGCCATGACCGACAGCAAGGCGCGACTCTCAGAAGACTTGTCCGGCGTCGCCTGTGCGGCCTTCGAGAATTACCTCCTCGTGAGCGTTCCGCATTCGAGCAACTACAACACGCATACTTGGGTTCTTGACCAAGCCCCGTTGAAAGTTGGCGGCAATGAATCGCCCGCGTGGAATTCGTTTTGGACCGGCACGCGTCCGGTGCAGTGGGCGACCGAAAACGTCAACGGTCGTAATCGTTGCCTGTATGTTTCTGCCGACGTGGACGGTGTAAATCGTCTCTGGGAAGCGTTCACCCCTGACCGGCTCGACGAAGGTTGCCCGATTACTTGGTGGATGGAAACTCGCGCGCTGAACGGACGGCTTCCAGGTTTCCTGAAGGATTTCCACTTCGCCGAAGTGTTCAGCACGGAGCTTGAAGGTCAGGTTGATTTTGCGGTCTTCTATGCGGGGGCCTATCGCGGGCGCTACAAGCAAATTATGACCAAGCGGATTCAGGCGTCCGTCGGACCTTTCGTGGGGGAAGTGGAGTTCAACTACGAGGACATTCTCTTTTCGTCGAAGAAACAGTCTCGTCCGTTGCGCACTGTCGATGCGAAAGCGAGTCACCTAGACGAACCGCTGTCGTCGTGCGACGTCGAAGACCCGCACGAGGAGTTTCGTGACGAGGCGTTTCAACTTTTGATTGTCGGTTCGGGTCCCGGTGCGATTCGCGGATATACGACTTACACGTCGCCAGTCATCAACGAAAACGAATCGGGCCGGTGCGAGAAAGACGAAACGGAAGGGAACTACGTCCGCGCGGACGGCGGGGCCGCGGAAGCGGAAACAATTCCCGAAGCGATTGTCGATTTTGGTGTAAATAACCCGGTGTTCAATTCAACGCGCGTGGAGACAGTCACACAGGAGGGCATCACGGAAGTCGCTTCGGGTTCGGCGGAGAGTGTCATCTCTCAGGCGAACGCGGATTACATTGCGACGTGTATTGCGCGGCGGTTGGCGAGTCACAATCTCGAAGAACAGTTGCCCCTAATTGTGTCGCAAGGAGAACTAGCCAATGAATGAGTTCGACGCGTTGAGGGGAATTACCCGTCGCGCTATTCCGATTAACTACGTGTCGCCGTTGATTTGTCACAACGACGTCCCTTTCTCCGCGTCCGGGACCGGCGACCTGTCGCTGCTCGACATCCTGCCGACGCTTCAAGAGGTCGGTCCGGTGCTTGCGCTCACTCAGCCTAATGCAGGCGAGAATCGGCTCGAATGGATGCTAGTGGCGAACGCATTCTCCTATGTCATCTACCGCGCCACGGTTGAAGGAGGCCCTTACCTCCTCCTGACTTCGGGGGTGGTCGAAAATTTCTACGTGGACACTCCGGACGTGCCGGGGACGTATTACTACAAGGCGACGGGAATCGAGCCGAACTATGGCGAGACTCTTGCGTCCAACATCGTGTCAGGAACAGTTTAATTTATGGGTGCGCTCAATAAAACCGGTCTAGTCCTTGTCGCCTCTCCGCTACCGTCGGACTTTCGAGGTAACTTGCAGGCACTTTTTCAAGCGTTCGTCGAACGTCTGCAAATTCTGTCCCCCGTCGGAACGAATTTTTTCGTGGTGTCGGATGTTGAACCGGAGGTTAACCTTGGACCTTGGTTGCGTGAAGGGACAAAGTGGTATGTCTTTGACACGACCGAAGCGAAATACGTTCCCGTGGACATTACGGACTCGCTTCCGCGCCTCCTAACGGTTTCGGAGGCTGAACCTGCCGCCCCCGGTGACGATGATGCAACTATCTGGATTCGCACCGACAACGACCGGGTCATCGGTCTTTATTTTTGGAATGGTCTCGCATGGCGTCCCGGCGGAAACGTGCCCCCCAGCGGCACTACGGCGGAACGTCCGTCCACCCCACAAGACCTTGAGCAGTATTTCGACACGGACATCAACTGCTTGATTCATTTCGAGCGCGGTTCGTGGCGCACAGTCTCCGGGACTCCCGGCGACGTCAAGTTTGTCACTACGACCACGTTGGCGGCGGCAAAGACGGCGAATCCCGGCTGGGAATACCTCGGGGAGGGCACTCAGGCATGGCGCGGCAAGGTGCTGGCCGTGGCGTCCAAGGACCCCGGCGGCGCTCCGGCGGCGTCCTACCTCGTGGATGCGAACATTACCCAGCGCGCTCCGGGCGATACGTTCGGTTCTGAGTCGGTCATTCTGACTTCGACCCAAATCGAGCAGCATACGCATTTGGTCGGGGCGCTTACGCTGTTGAATTCGGACAACAACGCCTACTTCTATCGGGTGGACGACGGGGAGACAATTGCCACTCCGGCGGTCACGCCCCCAAACCACGCACAGATTAACGGCGACGGCGGCGGGAATGGAACGAAAACGGGGGGTTTGCCCTCGACAGGCGCGGGCACAATGTTCGTGACGTCTCGTCAGTTGAGCCTCGCGAATGCGGCGGCATACACCGGAGCGGCGCTGGCTCACGACAACCAACAGCCCACTCTCGCGCTCTGGGCGCTTGTAAAATCTTGACGGTTGACACGAACACGAGTCTTATTCTTTGATGGACTTCGACATTCGCCAGCTAAAGCCGGATGAACTCGCCGCAATCGAGCCGATTGCGCGGGATTTCTTCGTCGAGGCTCGATACCCCGGAGAATTTGCATTCGACACCTTCTCAAGCTTCTGGGGGCCAATGCTTTCCGCGGGCTACGGCGAAATCTTTATCGCTACAGTTAAAGAACGGGTCGTCGGACTGATTGGAGCGATTTTTTCCCCCAGCCTCTTCAACGGGGAGCTAACGGCACTCGTGCATTTTTGGTATGCCCGTCAAGAGGTTAGAGGGAATCGAGTCGGCACGTCATTGTTCCGGCACATGATGCAAGAAGCAAAGCGCCGGGAAGCTTCCGCGGTGCTGGCGGGCCACATACTCACGGTGAACGAGGATGGTTTTCGAGTTTTTTTTGAGAACGAGGGATTCGTCCTTCGCGAGATGGTCTATCGGAAGGAATTAACGTAATGGGTGACGCTGTCGGCAGTGTGTTGGGCTCTGGCCCCAAGATTATTTCGGCCTTCATGGAGAAGGACGCGGCGAAGGACGCTTATCGCACGCAGCGCGCGGGTCTGGCCAAGCAGCAGAAGATGCTGAAGGAGGACTACAACCCGGAGCGCATCAACGCGATGGTCAACAAGTATGACAAAAAATACCTCCTAAAGCGCGTCGAGCTTCAGAAAGAAATCGACCCCGAGTTGGCGGAGCTTCGTCAGCTAGGCAAGGAACAGCTTGTCGCCGAGTTCAAGACGCCGACTTCCGCGCGCCAGAGCACACAGGCGGCGAATCAACTTTTTCGGGAGAATATCAATGAGTCTCCTGAGGCGAAAAAGCTTCGCGAACGTCTCGTAACTGAGGCGAACACGGAACTCGACCAAGGAGCGGAACTTCCCCCGGAATTTCAAGCCGAGCTAGTTCGGTCGGGTCTCGAAGCCGGAGCCTCGTCCGGCATCGGACTCAGCCGACGGACCATTGGCGGCAACGTCTCAAAGATTCTCGGCTCCGGCGGCATCGCTCTCAAGAACGCGCGCCAGAATCAGGCGATGAATCTCGCGAACACGGCTTCGGGTTTGACCGATGCTCGGTTCAAGATTCTCAGCAACATTTTTCCCACCGTCGCGGCGCAGGAACAGCAGGCCGGGTCCCGGTCTGCCGCAGCGTTTGCCTTCGGCGACGCCAGTCTTCCGCAGGGCGGTCTTACGGGTCGCGAAGTTTCGTCTATGGACATCGCGGGTCGTGAAGGCCAGCGAAATCTCGTGCAGCAGCGCGCGGATTTGTCGGCTCAGAATAAATTGACTCAAGCGCGCTTCGTCTCGAATATTATCGGGCAGGCTGCGTCGGTTGGCGGTTTGCTTTACAATCCCGGCACTGTTGACCCGGCAACCGGAGCCCCGGCGGGCGGTGATGGCGGTGGCGGCTCCGGCGGCGGAATGCTCGGGGGCCTCACGGGTGGCGGCGGGGGTGGTTCGGGCGGGAGCATCGGTTCCATTCTCGGTTTGGTGGGAATGCTCTCGGACAAGAACGTCAAAGAGAACATCAAGCCGCTCGACGAAGAGTCGCGCGAGAAGATTCTCCGCAAGGTCATGGAACTTCCGGTCTCTTCGTGGAATTACACCGAAGCCGCAGGCGACCACAACGATGGCGCACTCCACATTGGACCGATGGCGCAAGATTTCTCCGAAGCCTTCAAGCTCGGAAGCACCGACCGTGCAATCAATGTCGTTGATGCCAACGGCATCATGTTGACTGCCCTTCAAGCCCTCGCGGCAAAAGTGCTCGCACTCGAAAACGCCAATCCCTGATTTATGCCTGTTGATTTGCCCTTAGTCCCGATGCGTTTTAACACAACGCCCGTCACCGTCACTCCGTCGGACATCCAGCCTTTGATTGAAAAGCTGATGACCGCCTACGATACTGGGTATCTGGGAAGCCAGAACATCCAGAAAGCGGGCGAGGTCGGCACGTCCGACGCGCAAGCCGCGAAGGCGAAGAACGAAGCCGCCGAAGCGAGTTCTAATCAAGACCGGCTCGACGCGCAAGGCGAGACTGGACAAGCTTCCGTTTTTTCCCGGCTGTTTGGCAAGAAACCGGCAGGTGCGACCGCCCCGGCGGCTCCCGCTGCTCCGACCCCGCACGCTGACATTTCCAGCGCTTCGACTGAAGCGCTGCTCGCCGCGGTGAAAGAGGCAGGCTTTTCCATTTTTCAATAAGGCTATGGCCGACATCGACCTTCAATCCGCAGTTGCAGAACTTCAGCGCCGGGGCGTGAAAGTCGGTGCCGACGGACAGCCCCTCGCGACCGCGCAACCGGCTTTGCCGCCGGAGGCAAATCAGGGGATTCGTCCGCTTCAACGCGCGCTTGCGGTCAAGCAGTTGACGGGGGCGATTGACGTTCAGGACGCGCTGAATGAATTGAACAAGCGGGGCGTCAAAGTCAAGCTGGCTAACGCAGACCTCAAAGATAAGGCTCAAATTGCCAAGGACGAGGACGAAGCCCAATACATCGTCGCTTCGTTGCATCCCGACCCGGCTGTCCGCGCGGAAAATCTCGCGAAGAAAAATGCGCGCGACTTGGAGAAAGCTTATTCCGAGTCAATCGGGGATTTGCCCGAGCAATTTCAAGATTCCGCAGGCATCACTCCCGCGCCGTTTGAGGAATGGTATGCCGCGACGGTCGAGCCGCGGATTTTGGAGCGCGTAAACACTTTCCAAGGGTCCGACCAACAGCGCGCACAGTTTGAAACTCAACTCCGCGAAGCGTCGTTGAGCAATGCGGCTATTCAAGAGCAATACCGCATGTATTCGACGGAGGCAAAGATGCGTCCGGCTACGATTGCGCGCGGCACCCCGGAGTATTACGACAAGCTCCGCAGTGATTTGACGGCCAAGCTTCAGGAGCGCGCGGTTCTCGCGGCGAGGGTCAAAGCGATTCCCGGCATCCTTGAAAACCAAGCCAAGGCGGAAGCGGAGGCCCCGCAACGCCAGCAAAAGGCCGTGGACGATTTGGAATCCAAAGTCCAGCAGAACGCGACCTTGAAAAAGTTTCGCGAACAGATGGGCGCGGTGAACCTTGTTCAATCACTCGGCACCAAACCGAATCCGACGAACGTCGATGACCTTGGTTTGATTTACGCCTACGTCAAATTGCTGGACCCCGGCTCGGTCGTCCGCGAAGGCGAAATTGCGCTGGCCCGGAAGGCTACCCCTTTGCTCTCCAATCTGGTGATGACCTATAACCGGCTTCATTCTGACAGCAACGGTCTGCTCGACGCAACTACCCGCCAGAACTACCTTGAAGCGGCTCACACCATCGCGGAAGGCGTGAAGACCGAAGTCGCACCGGAGCTCGAACGCTTTGAAGCCCTCGCCAACGAGCGCGGCGTCCCCTTGGAGAAGATTTTCAACGCCAAGGAGCTTCCGCTCCTGCGTTCGAGCAAAGCGGCTCCTGCCCGGCCACCCACCGCCGCCCCCGGAAAGGCGTCAATCCGAATTCAAAACGGTTTTCGCTATCAACTGGGTTCGGACGGGCGGTGGACTTCGATTGGTCCGTCCTAAACTCTTTGACGGGCGCGGTAAATTGAGCACCTGTTTAGAGAATGGCACAGCCTATCGCCCCTCCTTTCGACCCCGGTCAACCGTTTACGGAAGTCCCCGGAGTCTCGGCGTCTTCTCCCCCTGAATTCGACCCCAGCCAGCCTTTTACCGAGGCTCCCGCATCGGGTGAGGCACCCCCCTTCAATGCGGCTCAGGGGTATAGCGCCGAATTCTCTCTCGAAGACTTTAAGACCTCCGACGAGGAGGCGCTTTCCAAGTCAACGGATTTCAACCCGGTCGCGTTCGGTTCTCGCAACCGTGAAGCCCTGCTGGACGACTCGACTGCCTTCGACAAACTTTCTCGTATCTATCGGTCCAAGGAAACAAAGGGCACCACCCTTGGGCAGAAGCTCAAATCTTTGGTCAAAGGCACCCCCGGCGCAATCTCTGCACTCGCCACGGGCGTTGAGAAGGCGGTCGGACAATTTCTCGATTTGACTCCGGTTGCCGTGGCGGCACGCGCCGCAGGAGCCGCGTCCGTCGAAGGGTCAAAAGGGGCGGAAGAGGAATTCCGCAAAGCCCGCGGCAAAATGGCGGAAGTTGACGCCTCTGTTGAGACAGCAGGAGCCGGAACGGGGGATTTGATTCGTCGTTCAGGTCGGGCCGTCGTCGAGGGGGCAGGCAAACTTCCGCTCGTCACCGAGATTACAGGAATCGAATCGAAAGCGGAGAAGTCGGATGAAGAGTGGAAGAATCGTCTTCGGGATGACGTCGCGGGCCTAGAACAGACCGAAGCAGTCACCCAAGGTTCCGGCCAAGTCATGCAAGCTCTCGGAAATGACGCGGCGACACTGGCCCAAGAGGGCATTACGATTGACCCACAAGCCGTGTCGGAACTGTCTGTTGTGACCGACCCCATCAATTTCATTCCCTTTGGCGCGGCAGTCGGCGCGGTCTCAAAGGTGGGCGGCAAGATTGTGAATCGCACAATTGCGAGCACTCTCGACGCAGCGCAAGCTACCAAACTGGCCGAAACCTTGAATAACGCGCGAGTCGCAGCCTCGCGAGCGGGCAAACTGACTTCAAAGATTGTCGGTGCGCCGACTCAGGTAGTCGGACGCGGTATTGAGAAGGTGGGCGAAGTCGCAGGCAAACTTACCCAAGGGGTCGGAACAGGGGTGGGACTCGGGAGCCTTCTTGGGAGTGGGGATGTGATTTCTGCGATTGGTCGCGCGGCGCTCGCAAAGGGGATTCCGAAGGGGATTGAAGTAGCTGGCACCGCCATCAAAGGCGCAGGCGAAATTCTTTCCGGCACTCGTGCTGTCCCAACGGCTCTTACGGTCGCAGGAGAAATTGCCTCCGACATTGCGAAGGGCACCGCTGAAGGTGCCGTGCTCGCCATTCCATTTGCACTTGGCGCGCGACCAGATGAAGAGGAAATGATTCTCGGTGCCGCAGGCGTCGGCGGTCTGGCTCGCGCCGCAGTGACTCAGGCCCCGAAAGCCGTAAAGGCCGCGGGCCGTGCAGCCCAGAACAAACTTGCCGAAACAATCTTCCGCGAAACCGAACTCGCTGACGCCCCGTCGTCCGACACTTACGGCACGGACCCCAATCTCGACACCACCCACGAAGCCACCGCAGCGAAGCTCGACGCTCGCAGCCAGAAGCTTTTGAACTGGACCCGCGAAGCTTTCCGCGACTCCGGAATCGAAGTATATGCCCTCGACGACGCCGCTTTCACGCAGAAGGCGGGCACGGGGGATGCCTACGGCTTTTCAATCAATGTCGGCGAACGTCTGGACCCGAAGGGTAACGCCTCTCCACTTGTTCAGATTTTCCTTAACGGAACGACGGAGGCCCTCCCGCATGAACTTTACCATGCGTTGACCGAAGTGGACCCGAAGTCTGCCAAGCAACTCTCTGACGCGGTCATGGCTTCGTGGACTCCTGAGCAGAAAGCCTATTTCACCGAACTTTACAACACGCTCCGAAACGGCGGGAAGCCCAAGGAGCAGTGGAAGCATATCCTCGACGAAAAGGCCATCGCGGAAGAGGCCGGAGCCGAAGTTTTTTCACGCCTGTATCTCGGGCAGGACGTCTCAAACGTTGCACCGAACATCACTCAGCAGGCCGCGACGTTTCTCAGTTCTATCTTGGAAAAGGTCGGCGCTCCGCTCGGCGGAGTGGCGAAGCCGAAAGGGCCGGGGGTTTCGACACTTGGCATTCGTCCGGGTGCTGAAGCGACGAAGGTCGGCCAGCGATGGCTTTCCAATATCGCAGAGCGGTTGCAAACCCAAGGCAGTCTTGTATCCGAGACCCGGTCCAAGCTTTTGTCGGGTGCGACGCCCGATGACTTTACGAGCAACACCGGTCTTCCGGTTACTCCTCGACAACCGGTTGGAGTTGGCCCGCAAGCTCGCCGGTCTGATGCCGCAGTCGAAGCCGCCATCGCCCCCCTTCAACCGGGAGCACGTCCCAACGTGACTCCGCCCCCGGCAACTCCGGAACCGATTACGGCTCCGGTGTCCCCGACCCGCGCCCCGACTCCAAAACCCCCGGTAGTGTCTGTTAAACCGGACACTACGGCGCGTAATGTCCGGGTTACCCGACAACAGCAGAATGATTTTGCCGCAAAGCGCGCATCAGAGACGGGTGTTGAAGCTGCGAAAACAGCGTCGGTGACCTCCGAGGTCAAACAGCACATCGACACGATTTCTCAGGCTCTCGAATCTGGTTCGGGTGTTGTGGAAATCGAGCATCGCGGGGTGACGACGGACGCGACGGCATCAGGCCGGACAGCGCGGCGCGCGGAACAGGAAGCGGCATATATCGCGGAGGGTGCGGCCAATGCTCCTGCCGATATTCGCACCGCCTACCAGAAGACTTTTGTTCCAGTGCGGTGGGAGAACGTGAAAGGCAAGCCTCAGTTGCTCGCCATGTCGCTCGATAAGGTGATTGCCAACGTGCATCGCGTCGTCAAGGACTCTTTCGCCAAGAAAGTCGCCGACCGGCTCCCCTATGAAGTGGTGGACGGCAAGTTGACAGACAACGGCTGGGGACAAGTGGTCGAGGACTTGCAAGCCTACACGGCGAACCAAGCCAACGGCTATCGCGGCGACGGCAACAAGTTGACTCGTCCGACGCAGGACATTGGAGTCTCGATTCCCGCCGAGAACCCGTCATACAATCCGGTCAAGCTCACTACAGAGCGGATGAATTTCTTGAACCTCGTTCAGGGTCTCAATCCGCCGCTCACGGCTCGCGTCAGCAAGGGCACTCCGGGCAACATCAAGGGGCAGTTGCTCGCAGAGTTGCAAGGGCGCACGCCAGAAAGTCCGACCGTCATTCGTCCAGAAGACATCGCGAAGCAAGAGTTCAAGGGGACGGGTCGCTCCATCAAGGAGACCAATCCGCTCCGCAACGAACTCGCCGCCGCTGGCGTCCCGGTGCGTGAACTCATTGAAGTCACCGAGCGAATCAACTCGGAAGACATCTTGACGTCGCAGGCTCGCCCCGACATTCAATTTGATGCTCCCGTCACCGATGTAATCCGCGCAGGCTTCCTGCCCGGCAAGGAGACGATGGACGCCTTGCGCTCCGGGTTGCTCCCTGACCCGGCTCCGAATCAACCGACGCCTTCCGCCGAGATTCGAGACCTCGCCACGAACTACGCCAAGAGCGCCGGAGTGGACTACCGTCCGTCCCGAAATTACTCTGCGGTCAATCCAGACGTCGCCAAGAAGCTCGCTGACTTTTATGAGTCCGCCACTTCGACCCCGGACGACGCTACTGTTCGGGCGTCTTATCAGGCTCTTGCGGATGAAACGCTCGCGCAGTATAAGGCCATCACGGACGCAGGCTACACGATTGAACCGTTCTCGGGCGAGGGCGAGCCCTATAAGTCAAGCGCAGAAGCCGTCTCGGACATTCGGGACAACAAGCATCTGTTTTTCCTCAAAACGGATAAAGCCTTTGGCTCGGGCAATGAAGTCGCAGGCAATCCGATGCTGGCTGACGCCGGTAACGGGCTTGTCGTGAACGACGTTTTCCGTGCCGTCCACGACTTTTTCGGCCACGGAAAAGAAGGGTATCAGTTCGGCCCTCGCGGTGAGTTCAACGCGTGGCGCGCGCATAGTGAGATGTTCACTCCGGCGGCGCAAGGCGCGCTCGCGGCAGAAACTCTGGCGCAGAACTCGTGGGTGAATTTTGGCAAGCATTTGCGTGATGCAGAAGGTAACATTCCGCAAAAAGGACAGCCGGGTTACGTGCCGGTGACGGAACGTCCGTTCGCCGAACAGAAAAATCTCGTCATCCCGGAGAATCTGATTGCAGAGGCCCGGCAGGCGGCGTCCGTCGAGCCGAAATTTCTCCCTGACGGCAAGTCCATCAAGGAATTTGGTGAGACGTTGATTAACGCGTCGCCGAGCGAGTTCAAGCCCGCGATGGATGCACTCGGCGGACTCACGAACGGAGCTTGGAATTTGGGTTGGAAACTGACGGACGTGAAAGACGTCGCAGTTCTAAAGGAATTGTCCGAGCGCGCTTCGGAACGGTCCCGAGCACTGATTCAGGACGGGAATTTTGGTGAAGCGATGCCGATGGTGATGAAGGGGCAGTTTTTCCGCGAGGCGTATGAAGCCGCGACCGGCACCGCATCCGTAAAGAAGGCGTGGGAATCTGGCCGAATGCCTGAAGGTTATCAGCCACCGTTTCCCGAAGTCGAAGGCAAGGCGCTGCCCAAAACCGACGCAGGTAAAGCACTGGCGAAAGAGGGATATGACTTCGACATTACGGGGATTCCCGGACGACGCGACGTAGTGATTCGCAAGGGCGGGGTCGTCGTCGGTGAAATCATGTCGGCGTCGAATCGCGGCAGGGTCACCGAGGCGGACATTGTATCGGCCACGGTCGAACGGCCCAGCCGGGGGAAGGGCGTCGGGGAAGCGGGGTATCGCGAACTTCTGACGCAACTCAAGGCAGACGGAGTGAAGAAGGTTGGCGGAATGGTCGTGGCCCCCGAGCCCATCGCCATCCGACGAAAGATTTTCGGTGCCGAGAACACCAAAATTCGCGGGTCTGAGGGCGAGATGTCGCCGGAGGAAGCGCTCGCCAAGTTTGCACTCGACAAACTGAACCCGACGTTCTATGACGTATTCAATACGATTCGTCCCGAGCAGAAATTTCTGCCTGCCGGAGAAGTTCCCGCCGGGGTTGATGCTATCGACCTCGCGGCAATTCGCACCCCGTCGGGCAAAATCTACACCGGGGCTTGGCACGGCGATGCGCTGATGAAGTTCGTGGACGCGATTTCGCAGGGTCTGTCGGACGAGAAGCCGCCGAAGGGAGTGAAGACTCTTTCGGAGATGCTCGAAGGCGAAATTCCGGACGGGTATATTGAAGACGGGTTTACCACGAAGAGTGGGAAGTTTTTGAATCGGACGCAGGCGCTCGACCACGCAGAAAAAATCGGGCAACTCAAGAACGAGGCCAAGCGAGGCTCCCTTCAGGAGGCCGGAGTTTTAGAAACCGACGAATTCTCGCGGGGCCGGTCGTTTCTGCCAAAAGACAAAACCAAGCGCGACTCCCAGAATCGTCCCCTCAACACTGACGGGCTGGTCGATTACGAGAAGTTTTACAAGGAACTCACGGTGGCGAAGGCCAAGAAAACCGCCAAGGACGACGCGGCGCTGGCGAAGCGCGTCGCCAAGGGCAAATATACGATGCCGAAGGGCGTGACAAGCATTAAGAAGATGACGGGGTTCATTCTCCCAGACGGCGAGTTCGTGGGGCTGGATACCGCATTTCACGAGGAGTTCTTGGCCGAGAATGCAGACTCGTTCAATGAACAATACGGCACCAAGTTCAGTGGGAAACCGAACGTGGAAGAACGCCTTGACGCTATCAACAAGGGGTTCGTGCGGATTCGCGCGCTGGACAACGGACGATACAATGTCGAACTCTCTTCGGGGACTTTTTCCAAGGCCAAATCGGCGATTCTTCGCCAGCTTGAAAACAACCTCGACGGCATCGACTCAGTGAGCATCACGCTACTCAACAACAGGGGCGGAGTGGTGGACTCGGTTATCGAACGGGTGAATGAACTCGAAGGGCCTGAGAAGTTCACGGCGCTTGAAGGGGCGGTCAACAGTTTGCGGGCTCGCGGTCCCCGATTTCTGCCCGGCTCCGACACTCTGCCCGGCCTCAATCTCCCGACCGAAGAGCGCGCAATTCAGATGCGCCTCGACCGTAAGGTCAAGAATATCCGCGAGAAGTTCCCCGAATCGGTGCCGCTACAGTATCGCCGCGACGAGGAAGGCAACTACATCGTGAAGGGTGACGGAAAGCCTGCCGTAGTCGCCATCGACTACGACCTGATGTCCAGCCCGCTCGCGAAAGAAGCGGCGAAAGGCAAGAAGGGTCCGGCCCGCGAGGAAGCTGCCGTCGAGGAACTCGCCAGCACGTTAAAAAGCTATCACGACGAGATGGCGAAAAACCCGGACGTCAAAGCGGGCTCGAAGTGGTATTCCACGGCGCGCACCCGGCTGAAAAAGTTGCTCGGGGACGACTCGAAGTTTTTCGCGGAACTGCTCGGCGCGACCAGCGCGCGGACTCCGGTCGAAACCAATTTTCGTTTCGCCGTGGACGCCTACAACCAGTTCAAGGCCGGTAAATTCGACGACATCCTGACCAAGTATCGCGAGGGTAAAGCGAAGTGGGAGTCGGGCGACATCGCGGACTTTCTCAAGACTTGGAAGGGCGAGGACGAACCGACGCGCGGACAATTCCTTGACTGGTGGGTTGAGAAGCACGACCTCGTGCCGACCCAAAGCAACGGCAAGAAATTCGGTGCCAACTCGCGCCCGGTGTTGCGCGTGCTCGACGGCTCGTGGGCCGCAGAAGTGCAAGGTCCGAAGACTCCGAACTTCGCGGGCAACCTGTCGGGCTCCACGTTCGAGGCCACCATCGACGTCTGGGCTATGCGGACGTTGCACCGGCTGGCGAACGAGGGCAAGAAGGACCGCTGGCGGATTATGCCCGAGAACGAGACCGGAGTCTCGGACACGGACTTTTTCATTGGCCAGAAAGCCTTCCGCAAGGCCGCAGACGCCATCGGCATCAAGCCGGACGCCCTACAGGCAATCATCTGGTTCGCCGAAAAAGACCTCTGGGAAAAACGAGGCTGGACCCGTGGTGCCGGAGCCGAGAAATCGGACTTCAACAGCCTGCTTGCTGTCAGCGAGCGGAAGGGCGACGAAATTCGCATGAAAACTCCGCAAGAAGAGCTTGCTTTTGACCTGTCCGTGGACGATATTAAGCCCAAAAAGAAATGAGCGACAAGAACTTCAAACCAATCTCGGTCGAAGACTTCGGTCTCGACGCTACCACAATCGAGGAACTCGTCAAGGGCGCGCAGCGGTTTCTCGCCCCGGTCGATGACCCGGCGGACTCCGAAACGGCCCCGTTGACGCCCCCGGAATCTGACTGACCTTTTCCTATATGGCTGTATCTCCAACTGACATCGTCCCGGTGGACTCCGCTTCGGCGGCACCGGCCCCCGCTGAAGCCCCGGCCCCCGTCGAGGGGGATTCGGACGGCGACGGACTCCCTGATGAAGTCCTGCAACTCCCGTTCATGGCCGCACTGCTTCAGGGCAAGCCCGCCGCTACCTACGTGGACAACGACGCCCCGCCGCCCGAGGCGGAAATCATCCTGAAATATGCAGACCCGCTGGCGGACGCTGGTTTTCGCATTTACGCCAGCAAGAGCAAGCCGGTAACGGTGTTTTACAACGCCGCCGTATTGCCTCCCGAGGAGGTTCAAGCTGCCGACAACGAAGGCAAACTGGACCAAGTCGCCGTTCCGTTCAGTGAGCTTCAGGAGCTTTTTGCGGGCATCAAGCGAGAAGGCGGCGGAGAAGCTTCCCCCGAGGCCGCTCCGGCGGCTGGCGCGGCTCCTGCGCAGCCTATGGGCGGTCCCCCGGTCAACCAACAGACTACCAACGCGCGCGTTCGCAATCTGGCCCCCGGAGCCCCGACTTCGGGACCGACCCCCGGACAGGGCCGAATCATGGCCAACATCACCAAGCCCGTCATTTAAGCGTTTACACGCTAAACGACAAAGGCCCGTCCGAGAAATCGGACGGGCCTTTTGCTTGCTTGGGGTTAAGGGAAGTTGAGTTGAGTAAAATCGCCGTAGGTGCGTTTCGCGTATTCGTCGTAAGCGCGCGCCGCCTGCAACTCGTCCGAGAACCGCCCGAGAAATACGTTCTTCCCGAGGGCTGTTGTTTGAGCTATCCACTTCTTACGATTCCGGTCCCACGCCACCCCGCGAAAGCGGGAGACACCGGCTTGAATTCGTTTTCGGCGGGCCAGTCGGAATCATCAACGAGGGCGACTCGCCCCTGAGATAGCGGAAGAGATTTCATTCCGCTGGGAACTCTTTCGGAATCTCGTAGGGTGGAACTTTACTCTTTTCCGCGTGCTTCAGGCTGATTGAGTATGTAGCACTCTTTCCGTATTTGGGGTGGACGAGAAAGAAAACTTGCGACGGGTCAACGGGCACGAAGCCCGAAGCGAGCCCGTATCCGTCCAAGCCGGGGAAACCTCCGCCAATGATGAACTCCCCTTTGGCCGTGGGCAGAGAAATCGACCGATGCAAGTGGCCGCAAAGGAAATAATCGGGGGACGGCTTTCTAAATTTTCCGCAAAGTTGGCTGCTAGCGGATACCATCCGACCAACACTGTGATTCGGAATCCCGAGCGCCTTATCGCCTCCGCGCAATTGGTCCCCGTGCAGAAGTTGCAAGAGGAACCCTTGGACCTCAAAAAGTGCCACCGGCTGTTGGTCTAAAGTCCAAGCCACGTTCGAGAGTTCCCGAGTCAGGGCTTGTATGTAGGCGTAAAGGAACGAATCGAAGGAAGAAAAACGATTCGTTGTCGGCATCCGTTTTTGGTCTTGAAACCGCGTGTGGTTGCCTTGGGTGCAATACACGCGGACCTTCGGAACGTAAGCCGAAATGTTCCGGATGAACTGAGAGATAGCGTGCCCCGCCCCATAGAATTGGGTGAAAATTGTGTTCTTCTGGCCTGCTTCGGCAGAGTGGTGAAGAGAGCCGTCGAGAAAGTCGCCGCCGAGGCAGAGCACGAGTTCCGGGACCGGGGTGGTCGTATGGTCCCGAAGGATGGAAACGACGGCCTCCTCAAGAAACTTCAATCTCGCCAAGAAGACGTCGAAATTGTATTCCCCATAGCCGAGGGTCTGCTCGGGCTTCACAACGAGGCCGACGTGACAGTCCGTGAGTAGCAGAACCGCGCTTTGCGGGCTGCCCTTGCTCCGGGTGAGAATCTGAACCTTGGGGTCTGGAGAGTATGACTTCGGCGCGAGTTCAATCGCCTTCTCGACGAGCCGGTCGGAAACTGACTTCGTGCGGAGGGCCTTCTCGTATTTCAGTTCGAGGGTCTTATACTCCCGCCGCCAGTAATCCGTCGCGTGACGGCTGTCGTCCTGCTCGAAAGTCGTGGGGGTCTTTTCTGCCGCCTTCGTCCTTTCAATCTTGATTCCGAGCCGCTGCCGCTTTCCGCGAATAGCGGCTCCACTCCTCCCGATTTCGAGTGACAAATCTCCGTCGCTCTTATGTGGGTTTTGCAGCAATGCAATCTCGCGGTCAGTCCAATTACTGTTTTTCATGTTTGGGTTTCTTCTTGCCCGGTGGGTTCACCGGCTGTAAAACTTTCTGTTGTCCTGCGTCACGTCCGAACGCCGCATCGAAGTCCGCCAGTGCGGATTCCGGCGTCGCGCCGCTGCCGATGATTGCGCCGCCCTTGACGCCGGGGTCTCCGTAGATGGCGAGAAACTCCGCGCCGGTAGAGACAAGCGTTGGCTTCAACTGAAACGAGGGCTTCTGGATACTCCGCGCCGCATCGGCTTGCGCCGCTATGAAAGCGTGTTGCAACTCGTGCGTTTTAGTGACGGCGCGCATCATGTCCTCTTGGACTTTATTGTCCCAATTCGAGGATTCCCCGAGCATCGTGTCGAGCCGGTTGCACGCCTGAATGATGGTCGTGTCGAGAGCGCACTTCGCTCCGCCATCCTTTATGCCGCCTTTCGACTCTCCGTCTTCATATCCGTCGCCGTTACGGCAATGCGTCAGACTAGAGATGATTTCCAACACCGTGTTGATGCTGCGGGAAACCGACTGCTCCTTGCTTGCGACACCGAGGAACTTTTGAGGTAGGGCCATTAGCTTCGTTTCCAGTTTCGGGTCAATTCCAGACCCCACTTTAATAGGTGGAGGGCGTCCACTGCATTGTCATCCAAAATCTGACCCGTAACACAGTCTTTTACTTTCTTGCCGACCAACTTGAACCGGTCGGGGTCGCGTTTACACAGTCCGTAGGCCATTCCGTTCTTGTCTGACCCTCCGAACCCCGAGCCGAACTTCTTCAGGGTGCCCACGGGGCAGCATTCGACCCGCACGTTGTATGCCGCCGCCGCCGCCCAGAGCACCCCACGAAAGCTAGACCAGAGTTGCACCTGTTGAAGCGTTTTTCCAAACTGAACATCCTCGAAAAAGAGCCAGTCAACTTTGAACAGCGGTAACTCCCGGCGAAGGGTCTGGTCGAAAATTGGGATTCGCGGGTCGAGACGCCGGTCGAGGCGGTCGCGCTTGGCCTGAGTGACGACCGCGGGGGAGGCGAGAAGCCACGAGCCCGCGAAAAAATCTCCCCCCTCCACGGAGAGAGCGTAGCCCGTGGTCGTGCCTAGGTCAATCGCGAGCGCGTTCATTCGAGGGTAGTTTCGCCCTTGATAACCGAGCGGAGTTTGCCGAGAAGTCGCTTGTGCCTCGTGCGGATGGCTTCCCGGCTGACTGGGGGATTCTCTTCCCGTCCAATGTCCGCAAAGGTCGCGCCGTCGTCATAGTGTCGGCGGAGCAACCGCTGGTCGGACTCTGACAGGGTGCTGCGAATTTTCAGGAGGGCTTCAAACATCAGGGTCTTGAGTTCCTGCCCGGCATAGTCCGGGGTTTCAACCTGCTCCTCTAGCGGCGCGCGAAATGCCGGGTCCTCTGGTTCGTCCACGGGAAAATGCTTCTTGTAATCGACCGGGTCCCGCTCTGTCCAGAGTTTCGAGATTGCCGCCCGGATATAGAAGCGGAGATACGTGGTGAATCGCGCTCCGCGGTTTGGGTCGAAGCGGTCGATGCAGTTCATCAAGGCGGAATTGGCGGCGCTCACGACTTCATCGTCCGGCAGTTTGCCCTTGGAACGCTGGCGCGCTGCCTGCGCAGTGAAGAGAAGGTGGTTCTCGATTAGGAAAGTCCGCGCTTCCTCGTCGCCTTTGCGCGCTCGAAGAAAGAGGTCTTTTTCCTGTTCAGCAGACAGGACCGCGAACCGAAGGTCGGGCTCCTGCTGATAGTATTTGTGGATGGGGTTCCCCGGAATCGGGCGTCGATTTTGGTCGTTCATGCTTTTTGGAATTTTGAATTGTCTGCTTGAGGCACTTGGATTGCTGCGGTATTGCTACGCATGAACCGTTCTTCGCGAAGAATGCGGAAGACACGTTCATCGCGGTCGTCGATGGTGATTTTGAATGCGCCTTGCTGTTGCAACATCGCAAGCATTTGGGGCACGGACTCGGGCTTGTAGGACCGCAACATTTCGGCATAGGACGGGTCGGCGGTCATGGCAATGCGCAACTGAGTCGCGGAGCCCTCCCAAAATTCAACTCCGCGATTCGATTCTGATTGGAAATACTGACGGAGCCAGTTTGCGAGTAGTTCAGAGAAGACCGAGATGTTTGACGAACGATTCGACGAACGGGCCAGCGACCCTTCGCAGTAGTCTTTCACGCCGAAACGAATGTCGGCCCCGTGGAAGCATTCCGCCGGGGCGGTCCAGTCCAGCAACCAGCGACAGAAGTGCGGAAGCTCAACTTTCAGCAGGTCCTCCATTTCCGGCTGAGACAGAAAGTTTACCTTACGCACGCCGGCCCGGAAAATCATCAGTTTCTCGCGAACCGAGATGCTCAAGTCCGGAATAATGCGAATTGAAATCGCGTCATCATTGCAGGTGACAAAGATTCGCCCCTGCCACGGCGTAATCACCGCCTTGCGATATTTTTCGTTGGCCCGATGGTGCCGGTTCGCCACGGTCTTTTTCACGTTTTCCGAGAATAGTCGATGCACTGCACCGCTACTCATAACACTGCCGTCGTCGATTGTCCAGAGGGCCACGTCGAAAAGCTCTGAATTAAATCCGTCGCTCCCCACTAAATACTCATTGGCGGGGGAGTGACCGCCCACCATTTGAGCGAGGAGGCCGTGATTCAAAAAAGTTTTCCCCGTGTTGACGGGTCCGCACACAAATACGCCGTGCCCGCTTCGGGGGGTGCGGTAGAGACACGAGCGGTAGAAGATTTGCAGCCACGCAAGGAACAGGTCAAGCTGCGGGTGGGCGGGGTCGAAGAAGGTGTCGAGGAAGGAGGAGAGAAACGGGAAATCGCCTTCGGGTCCCCAGACTCCGGACTCTGCCGGTTTCATCGCCTCTATTTGATGGGTGTTGAGAATGCGCTTGCCTTGGAAGTCGAAGACGCCGTGCGGATAAAACGCGCAAGACGTCGCGCCATCGACACGTTGTTTGTCGATAATGTGGGCGACAGCGAGTTCGAGGTCGGAATGCCCGCCTTTTGGTTTACGGTCTGATACGCCGCGACGAACGCGGAGAGTGAGTTCAAGGTTCGGTCGGTTTTCAAAGATGAATTTCCCAGAGGAGTCTTTCCAGATATACTGGCGTCCGTCGTAATGGATGCCCTCGACGGCCTTGCCAATAGCATTATTCTCCGTCGTATCGACGAACTCACTGCCGACGATTTCCGCCCACGAGTAAAAAGCTTTATCCGCGTGCGCAGAGAAAGTGTGCATCCCCGTTTCGCGCACGATGGCGGACTTCGGCGATGTCGATGCGTCGAGCCAGAAAGACGGACCCGCGGCCCCGAGAACAAATTCGCCGGGCCACTCCGAAAACTTGGGATATTGTTTACGGCACTCTTCCGCGACAGAGCCGAGATTGATGGCCTTGCCGAGTTCCTTGGACGTCCAGTCGAATTTCTCCGTGGCCTTGATGACCCAGCCATTAAGCAGGGCCGACGGGACGACGTAGCTGCTGATTTGTGCCCACCGCGCTCCGTTGGTGAAATAGCGTTCCGGAGTCTCCAAGGCTCCTTTGTCCATGCCCGCAAGGCGGTCAATGGGCAGGAACTCCGTCAGTTTGTCAAGCAGCGCCTTGAGGAACCGGCGCGACGGCAGGCGGAGCGGGGTCTCGAAGAGCCATATCAGCCGAGCGTTGCCGGAGAGGGTCTGTTCAAACCACGCCGGGAGCTTGGCCCCGAAACGGTCTGCAACTCGCAAAATCTCCGGCAACGTCATCGGCACGTCATAATCGACAGCGACCCCGTGCATGGCAACCGGGGGGTTGTCTTCGACCCCGGCCCGAGCACTTCGCAGGCGGAGGTTGCTCTGCGCGCCTTCGTAAAGCGTGTAAACGTTGAAGTTCAGTTCTGGATTGTTAATCCACTGGTCTCGAAGTCGCTTGTCAGTCAAACAGGCGGGAGGAACTTTGTCGAACGACATGAAGTCCCAAGGCGCTACGTCGCTGAAGATTTCCGACGAACACAGATTGGCCAAGCGAAGCAGCATCGAAGTAGTATGTCCTTGAAAAGGGGTTGATGTCAACTCCGGGCGAGGTATTCGAGGGCCGCATGTAACCGCTTGGGGGAGTCTTTGAACATTCCAAGCCCCCGATTACATCGCCCGCAAAGCAATCCCCGAACTTCATTAGAGGCGTGACAATGGTCCACTTGAAGGGTCTTCGGGATTTCGCCGCAAATCGCACAGGCCCCGCCCTGCTTCAGGACGCGCGCAGAAAACTCTTCCTCCGAGACTCCGTAAAGGCTCTTTCGTCGGTAGCGAGCCCAAGTTTCCGCGTGTTCCTTCGGGTGTCTCTTCGCCCATTCTTGGGCGTGTTGGGAATGGCATTTTTTGCATTGGCTCTGTAGGCCGATACGACTCCCTCGAATCCGTCGAGAGAATTTTCCCGCCGGTTTCCTCCGCTCGCACTTGGGGCACCGCTTCATTTCAAATAACATTGAGATTCTACGACCTCCGCCGACACCGGGAGCCCCGGAATCCATTCCGGCGTGCGACTCATTATCTCTTCGACATCTCTCTTTGTCGCCGAAGAGTCTGCTTCCACCACCGCTTCGTCGTGAGCCGTGAAAAGAACGTCCATCCCTGAGGTCTCTGCGAGGTCGATAACGATTTCTCCGAACACGTCGCGCGCCGTGGCCTGCACCAAATTTTCACAAAGGATTCCCCCGTAGAAACCCTTACGCACGACCCGATTGTATTTCTGGTCGAAGGCAAGTGCCGAAGTCTCCCACTTGTGCGTAATTTTCTTGGGGTTCTCTGGGTCCACGATTGGCTTGCGCCCGCGTCGCACTTCCGGGTAACGCATCACCCGCCCGCTCGGGAGGGTCATCGAAAAATCACTGCCGACCGACTCGCGGAGGGCGTTGTCCAAGGTTTCCCACAGGCCCGTAATCAGGGGATTTTGTTCGCGGTATTCTTTCACGATTCGCTTGCTGTTGAATCCGTATCCGGACTCAAAGAGCGGCTTTCCGTCCTTGCCTATGCACTGGTCTCCGAACTCGTTCAAAACTGGCACCATCTCCGGGTCGTCAACGGTGATGTCCAAACCCGCCATCACCTGCGCGACGGTGATAAACTTTTTCCATCCGCAACCGAAGCCTAGACCGAGCACGCGCGCTTTGGCGAGCGCGTAAAGGTTTTTGGCTTCGCCGTCCCCCGCCTTGATTAAACTCTTCATGTCCCCGCGCGTCCAGTTCATCGTCGCTTCCGCGTGAGCCTGATAAGGTGATTTTCCGGCCCCCATCATCGTGAGCATCGCGTGGTCGTCCACCAGCCACGCCAGCACGCGCGGTTCAATCTGGCTCAAGTCGCCAATCAGCAATTTTTTACCGGGGCGCGCGATGAACAGGGAACGGATGTCGAGGACATCAGAAACGAAGTCGGGCAATCGCTTATCGACTCGCAGACTGTCTTCAATGTTCGCCAGAAGCTTCGGGCAGGTAATCAGGGTGCCGTCTATTGCGCGGTAGTAGGGCAATTTTCTTTGGTTTTGCATGTTGAAACCGCCCGCGCCCGCCCAGCGACCGGTATGTGCCCCGAAGTAAAGCATGTCATACGAGAACACGCCATCGGGGTGTAAACGTTCCTTGATGGTCTCAAGGGTGCCCAATAGTTTCTCCACGACACGGTAATCTGCATAAGCCTTGACCCACTCAAAGCGAGGCGCGAAAAGCGCGGACCACTCCTCATACGCCTCTTCGCCGTTGTAGTCCGCCGTCGGTTTTTTCTTCGGGTTCTTGATGGGGGGCGGTGGGATATTGTGCTTACGGCACTCTTCGGCGATGGCCTTCGGGCTCGTGGGCTTTTTACCCTGCTTCATCCACGGCAACCGAAGTTCCATCGCAATCAGCATCTCCTGTGCAACCGCCATGAACCGATTAAGTTTGTCTTCGTCAATTTGCGCGCCGCGCTGCCCTTGGTCAATGGAGATGTTCGACAGCTTCCGCTCCCGTTCGGGCCACAGATGCCCAAACTTGTGCCATAACAACCAACAGTAATAGGCGTCCTTGCGCGCGTATTCGAGCATGGACGCGCCACCATCTTCTTTCACCAAGTCATCCCAGCCCTTGCCGTCGGCCTCGCCACGGACGCTCTTGTCGAGTTGCACTCCGAGCAGGAATTCGCACGCCCGACCGAGGTCGCGGCGCATACAAAGGTAGGTCGTCAGGTTAGCGGTGCATTCCCAGCCCGCGAAATTGATTTTCGGGAATACCCCGCGCTCAACCATGACTTCATAGACGGACGAGTCGAAATAGCGGTTGTGCGACAGGATAAGTTCTCCCTCTAACGCGTCCCAATTAAGGTTCTTCGGTTGCCCGGCCCAAGAGTTCTTGCCATCACAAACCGAAATCAGATATGCATCGAAGCGAGGGTCGTGGCAATACTTCCAAGTGCCTTGTTGCTTGATGCCGAGCCCTTCGGCTTCATTGTAGTAGGTCTCAAAATCAACGGCGATTGGCATAATAGAATTCCCCGAATAAGGTTTTTGCAGCCGCATTATAGGCTTTTGCCGCCGCCCATTCCGACTTAAAATATCCCAGATGGCGGTAAGTTCCCCGTTTCACGTAGGCTCGCCAACGCTTCTTTTCCGACGACCAGCACACGCCTTTGAATCGAGAAGAAAATTTACCCTCCCGCTTCGCAACGTTGGCGAGATTCTGGGACGGCGACGCCCGGCGAAGGTTACGCCGACGATTGTCGAGCGGGTTGAGATTCTTGTGGTCCGCCAACCCTCTCCCCGGCGGGAGTTGAAGAACGAATCGAGATAGTTCGACTATCGTGCAAACCCTCCACTTCCCGGACGCGTCTTTCCGGGCAAACCATTTGAATTTCTGAACCCGTGCGAGGTCCGCAGTATCTATCAGCGCGACCTTCCCCCGGGTTAGGGAAATCTCCGCCTTGCGGCCCCGAATTACAATCTTCTGCGCCTGAGAGCGTATCATTGGCTTCCGGTCACTTGCCGAAGTTCAAGTCCGAGCAGCTTCACTTCAGTCTTCAACTCGTCGCGTTCGCTTTCTAGCGCCCCCGCTTCCGATTGAGCACCGTCCCGTTCTCCCTTCATCTCGCACGCCGGGCAACTTCGGCATTCAAAACAAACTTCGTCGTGACCGTCGGAGCAGAGATTCATTCTTCCCCCTCGCCATCGTCCGGCGCTTCACCGACCGGAAGAGGAACTTTCATCGGTCCGTGTGCCGTGTCCGCCGTCCCGCCGGGGCAAATCGGCAGGCCGACTTCGTCAATCCACTTCTGAGAAAGCCGCACGGTGTATTCGCAGCCGTCGCACGAGCACACGGCTTTTTTCATGCGCGTGGTCTGGACCTTGCGTTCTCGCACAAGCTTCAACTCGCTGTGCGGATAGTCGCCGAGCTTCTCGTGAATGCGACGGAGTTTCTCGACAAGCAATTCACCCGCGATGGTGGCCGTCGGTTTGCCTTCCAGCCCGACTTTTTTCATCGCGGCCACGAACTTCGGCCCATGTTTCGCCTCGCAACCGATGGTCGCGTGGACAATCTCGTGCGCGAGCGTCGCCAGCACGCCTTGCGGCTCCAACGGCGCAACGAGGAACGGCGAAATGAAAAGCTGGGGCTTCTTGTCGGCGGATTGCAGACCATCCCAGCACTCGCCAATGGCGCGCTTCTTGGTGCCGGTGGCGTTGCGAGACGGGAAGCCGCACGAGACGTAGAGGTCCGGGACTTTCAAGTTCTGTCCGAGAAAAAACGGGCGAAATTCATCGACGGCGGCATTGAGCCAAGATTCTCTATTCATACCCAAATCTAACACGGAAATTCAGACTGTCAAGGGGACAAAAAAGGGCAGACCGTCCTTGGCCTGCCCTGTTGTATCGTCGTCGGATTAGTTACCCGAGCCGAGAATCTCGGCGCGGATGAACTGCTCGAATTCGGGAGACGTCCGCGCACCGATGCCCAGCACGGGCTTGTAGGCGTAGTTCTCGCCGTAGCTTTCGAGCTTGCTGGTCAGCGTGTAGGCTTGCTTGATGTATCCTTGGCGCAAGTGACCCAGCTTGCGAGCGGTGAAGATGACTTTCGCCGCGCCAGTGTAGGCGATGCCCTTCATGCCCCAGAGCGCCAGAGCGTAGAAACGCCCCTGAAACTCATACGGGAACAGGATATGGTCGCTGTCGGTTTCGGCCATGAAGTCCGGACGCTCAATGAGCAGAACGGCGGTAGCCAAGCGCTGAAAATATCGGAGCGGCTTGATGCCGTTCTCGGGCTTCAGCGAAGCCTGCCACTCGTTGTAGTCGAGCGTTCCGCCGTGCTTCACGACTTCCTGTTCGTTGTTGGCGAGCAGGCCCATTTTGCCGCCCCCGACTTTCTCCGTGAACTGCCGACGGCGGAAACCGAGGATGGTGATGTTGATGGGCGGAGTTCCCACGACCTTCTTGGCCACGTCCGCCGGAGTGTGAATCACGACTTGCTGATTCAGCACGACTTCGCCGCCGCCGAAGATGTTCGACAGGTCGCCCACCTTCTGAACGATGTTGATGCGAGGGAGAATGACGTCCTCGAATCCGATGTTCTCGTCGTCAAACTGGACCGGCGAGTTCTCGTGACGCGACACCGCCGCCGGACCCGCCGGGACAAGCGCCGAAGTCGTCGGAATCGCCGCCGCAGCCGGAGCCACGTCGGGGACCGCCACCGCCACTTGCGCAGCCGGTTCGACGTGAGTGTTGACCACGTCAATCGTGACGCCCTCGACCGGAGTCGGGACGGCCTGATTTTCGGTGACAACCTTGGCCACTTGGCCGATTGCGCCCTCGCCGGGCTTACTGAAGTTTACGTTACCCATGATGTTTTTTCTTTCTGTTGTTAATCTGCCCGACTACCGGGCAAAAGTCTTACGCCTTCTCGGTCGTTTTCTTGTCGCCTTCTTGTTTCCGGCTTTGCCGGAGAAACGCGAAGGGCTCGCCCAACTCCACGGCACCGGAGTTCAGAGCCGAAACTCCGAATTCATCGACTTCCGCTTCCTTGGTGCCCCGCGGTGCCGCCGTGCTGATAAGTTTTTCGAGCTTGCCGAGCGCGACGTCGTAACACGCCTCGACGGAAGTCTCCAACTCGGCATACTTCTCCACAGTGGGGGCAAGCCGGGAGAGAGTCTTCTTGGCCAGTTCGCCCAACGCCTTCGCATTTTTGATGACGCGCTTTTGCGTTTGCACCAGAATGTATCCGTCCGGGATGAAGTCGGGATGGTCAACCGTCTTCGCAGTGGCTTGACGTTTGAACGCGTCGGCCCACTCGGCGATGATGGCCGCGAGCTTGATGCCCTTGGCCACGTCGTTCGGGTCCAGCATCAACGAGGGCGTTACACTGTCCGGCACCTGAAGCGGGCGATACTTCTTCCCCACCTTCAGTGCGATTTCCGTGACCTTCGGGCACTTGCCCACCAGCCCGCAGAACAGGCACGAGGAGGTGTTCGGAGTCGCCATCGAAAAGTCATCGGGTCGCTTGTGCGCTTCGATGGCTCGGCGGACAATCGTCACAACGCGCAGATACATCATCCCGAAGTCCGGCACGGTGAAGGTGTGTTGTGTCACGTAATCCAGATGCGGCATGATGAAAATTACCGTGATTTTCTTCAGCTTCGGAAACTTCTTTCGGAGCCCGAGCGCGTAGCCGATGCCTTGCGCATTGTTGGACGCTTCCTCGACCGCGTTGTTGCCGAACTTGTAGTCGATAATCTCGCCTTCGGTCTCGTTGGCGGAGATGATACCGAAATCCAGATAACCGGCGGTCGTCCCACGATACCAGTAAACCTCCTGCCGGTAGCCGGGACATTCAAGCCCGGTGTCCGGGTCGGTAATAGTAAACTCGACCATCTCGGTCGCGGCGAGCAACTCGTCGTCAATGGGGAGATAGTCCTCCTTGATGACTCGACAGCCGGGATACTGCTTGGCCCGCTCTTCGCCGAACCGGATACACTCCGCGACAGCCTGAGCCCTGTAGTCGGGCAGTCGGTCGTCGTCAAGCTGCGATTCGACCATGTCGTGTTGCAGGGTGCCGATAACCGCCATCTCATGCACTGGCCCGCCGCGCTGCGTGAACTTGGGGCACGCCTCGCGCATCTGTAATGACGACGGGCTATAAATATGGTGGGTCCGAGTGCTAGAATTCATTGAGCCTCGCAAAATCGTTAAAGTGTTTTTTCGCTGCCAGATTATACGCCTTCGCCGCTTCGATTTCGCCCTGAAAAGACCCGAGGTAGATTAACTTCCCGTGAACCCGGATTCTCGCGACCCAACAACTAGGCTTTAAGGGGTTTTTAGTAACGCCCTTGAAACGGGAGTGTTTCCCCGAACGAGACTGCGGCTTCTGATTTTGAGCGTTTGTGGACCCCGAGCATGGCCGGAGATTTTTACGGCAGTTGTTGAGGCCGTTCCCGTCGTGATGGTCAACCCGAGGCCATCCGGTCAAAACGGTATGTAAAAACTCGGTCCTTGGTTCTCCGTTGGGTAGGCGACGGGTGCCCGCTACATACGCTAACCCCCCTCCGGCTTTGTTTACTCTCCACCGACGAATCTTTACTCGGTCCCAATCCACGGAATCGAGCACCGCCCGGAAGCCCCCGGTAAAATACAGGTAGGTAACACTCCCGCATTTTTCACTGTTCTTGAAAGTCGCCATACAAAAAAGAGGACAACACTTACTCAGTGTCGTCAACCCTCATTCGTCTGTTCCTTCTTCGATTGGCGCTTTTCCGAGATTTCGCGCCGCCTTTATCGAAGGCAAATGCGCAATATGACTCGGGTCCAGTGTTGGGTCTATCTCCCTCAAGAGACCCGACAGGACTTCGCCCAACTGTTCTTCTTCGGAGATTTTCAAAAGACTCGCGTCTCGGGCCACTTCATTCCATTTCACTCCTTGACAGAGGCGGGCGATAACCGCACCCATCGAATCGAGCGGAATTCGATACCCCCGCGAGTAAAATTTTAATACCCTTAAGAGGGAGCCGCCTGCGTCTTCGTTGCGGTCTGGCGAACGGTAAACCAGCCGCTTCGCCGCGAGGTCGGAATAGAAGTCGGAGTCACAGAGCGAAGTCCACTCCGGCGCGGAGACCGAGAAATTTCCGTATTTACCGGTCAACTCGGACCCCCACCAGAACGCCGCACAGGCAATCGTGAAATCGAAACTCGGCACGACGTCACGCGGGTTCGGGAACGTCCAGCGGTGAATGATTTGCGGAGTCGTCACGTAACCGAAAATCGTGTAGGCGTTATCGGTCTTGTGAATGCGACCTCTGCCGATTCCGTTATTGCCTTTGCCTTCTGCGAGAAAATCCGCGCCGAGCGCGGCGTATGACGCGTCGGATGCGAAAATGTCCACGTCGTTGATTTTCTCGTTCGCGATACAGGAACGGATGAAGCCGCCCGCCACACAGAACTTGCCGGGGTAGAGTTTCAGCAGTTCGAGAACTTTCTTGGGCGTGCGCCGGAGGCACCACGCGAGGTCATTTGGATTGAGTTGTTGCATATTTTTCTTAGCGGGGGAGGAGATTGTGTTCCTTGATTTCCGACGCGTAGGCGAGTCGGCAGGTAACGCGTATGGTGTTGTCCTGATACCGGCGAAACGCCCGTTCCACCGCCCCCACTTCGCTGCCGTAGCGGAAGACGACTCCGTGACCCACGGGCTTCACTTCGACGGAGCGCGGCACCATCTTCGAGCCCGTCCATCTCTGGCCCGTCGGGATGGACTTCTCGAAATGATACTTGATACGGAACCAACGGTTGTTTTTGTGTTTTCGTAATGTCATATTTTGAATGTTTTCAGTGTTGTCGGCATGTCAGTCTCTAAGTCAATAACCCGCTCGCGGAATTTTGTCAAGACCAGATTCGGAAATAAATCTCCGTCGTTCAGTGTGTCGATACAGTCCAGCTTCGCTGCAAGCGCTTTGTGCCGCTTTTCGTCCGGTGTTCCCGCCATGAAGATTGCCCGATATAGCGCCGTGGACTTGCCGCCCTGCCGTCGGAGTCTCCCGAGAATCTGCCGAAACTGTTTCGCGGAGAAGCCGGGCGATACCAGCCCCAGCCGTCCAAACCTCCCGAGAATGTCGTGCAGTCCGATGCCGAGACCCCCCGCCGCCGCGCTGGCGACGATTACAGGCTCCCGGTCATGCAGGAAGTCCTCCACGTTCGCCGCTCGCACCTTGGCCCCCCTAACGCCCGTCTGGGAGCCGTCTATGCGGCACTGGGTCTTCAACCGTTTACACAGTTCCTCAACCGTCTGCCGGTAGTTGACGAAAAGGGCGACATGCTTGCCTTCTGCTAACGCATCAGTTGTCAGTTCAACGAAGATGGGCACCTTCAGCAACTCGACTTCTTGGCTTGCACGCAACAGCACCGTGAGGGGATGTTCCGGGTCTCCCTCACGAATGTCATTGAGGGTGCGGATTGCCTCTTCCATTGTTCGGAAGAGTTCTTCTGCCCGTCCAGCTTTTTCGGCGTGGTAGAGTTCCGCAGTGACCTGACAATCTGGGAACGCATCTCCCAAGTCTTCAATGCGGACTCGGCATCCGCGCCGAGTAAAGATGTCGGAATGCAGTCGAGAAAGTATCTCCTTTCGCCGTTCTTCTCCAACAGCAAAATGGAATCCCTGAAACGGTAGCTTGCGACAACCGAGGCCCATTGCCCACTTGTAGAACCCGACAGGACTGCCCGGTATTCGAGAGTCAATGAGGTTGTGTAATCGAAGTAAAAATCCGATGGCGCGAAGCTGTATCGGGGACTCTGCAACAGTGGCGGAGAGCAGGAGAGTTTTAATCTTCTGTCGTCCAGCCGCAATGAGCATATCAGCGTGGAGAGAATCAACCGCGCTGCAACGGTGCGCTTCATCGACGACCAGCAGTTTGATTTCGGGAGCCCAAGTGAATTTGCCATAGTCGTGCGGAATAGTTTCGGTCTCTACACAGTGAATGCCCAAGTGGTGAAGGTGACACGGAACCGGTTTCTCCGGGTCCACGACGGTTCGACATTGAGTGCATTTGAATTTTGTGGGGAGTCGTTTCGGCGGCGGATTCTCCCACCAGCCGTAAGGCGTCCGGCCCGTGCGGAGCATTTCATAGTTCAGGATACTGAACTCGATTCCCATCGCCGCGCCCATGCGCTGCCATCCGGGAATTGTGACTTCCGGACACATGACCAACGTCGGACAGTCATAATGGCGGATGACCGCCCCGGCGTTATAGGTCTTGCCGGTGCCCATCTCGCTCGCGTCCAAAGCGGCTCCAAAGACGTTGATGGCGGAGACCAATTTTTCCGCCGCCGGAATCTGATAGTCTAACAGTCCTGCGGGATTCATCGGGGGAAGTTCATCGCCTCTTCGGAGAAACCGAGAGACCGGGCAAGCTCGTCACGGGCTTTCGCCGAAATGCTCGGGCGTTGGACTCGGAATCGGACGGGCGGAGGTTATACCGGCAATTGTTCAGCCCGTCGCCGTCCCGGTGGTCCACATACGGAATGCCTAAAATAACTTGATGAAGCCAAAGTCGTTTCGGGTTTTTCCGTCCGCCGACGCACCGGACGGCGTATCCCGTTTTACCTGATTCCTTGTAACTCCACTTAAAGTGACCGACCCGGTCAAAATCGTCCGCGTCTATGACCGCGACTTTCCCCTGCGACAGCGGTAAATATCGAACCCCGCTCATATTTCGATACGCAACACTTCAACGACGCCTTCGTAAATCAGCGACAGGGCTTCCTCAACTCTACCCTTCTGCGGCTCAAGAAAAAACCACTTGCCGTCGTTGCGCTGAAAAACATTGATGACGTGATAGCCCGGAGACTGGGGAGAACAGTCCATCCCAGCGCCCAGCGGATACCGCCCGACGATGCGGATGTAAGCGCTCCCGTAGGCGATGGAAGCGGGCAATTCAGCATAGTTCCGGTGGCTCCATCGCTTCGCCAAATACGTGGCCTCTCGGGCGAAGTCATCGCAGTCGTGCGAATCCCGGTGAAACTTTGATGTGTCCCGAAACTTCTGTCGGAACTTTTCAATTTGCTGAAGGTGCGCCGCCGGGGGCTTCGCATACAGACCGTCGAGCGGGCAGTGAGTCGTCGAGGTCTCAAGCTCCGGGTCAAACGTCTCGATGACCGACAGCCATAGCGCCACGCCGCTGGTGAGCGCCGGGTATTGCAGGTTCGGGTCACTCTTGACGATACTCTGTCCGGGAATTGTGGGCGCGCACTTCGATAATAGAAGCAGGGCGAAGACTAGGATGACGAGGAGTTTCATTTGGTCAGGGGTTTTTTGATTTCCGAGAGGTTGCATACTTCAAACAGGGGAGTTTAGCTTGGCAAACTCCCCGAACAGCTTCTTTGCTTCCGCGTCGTAGGCTTTCGCCGCGAGGACTTCATCAGAAAAAGTCCCTAGATGCCGTTGTTTGCTCGCGATTACGATATATGCGCGCCATGCTCCGGGCCGCATTTTTGAGACTCCCTTGAACTGCGAGGAAGTCGGACTCGCCCACTTCCGCAAATTTTTACTGTTCTCGGAAGTAGAACAGACACGCAAATTACAACGCCGATTATCTAGGGTGTCTCCGTTTATGTGGTCCACCGTTTCGCCGCGCGCGGCCCCCGCGATTAACCTGTGAAGGTGCTGATGCTGGGTGGATTTCGTTCCGGAGAGGGTCCGGTAAGCATACCCGCGACCCCTCGTTTTTTCATTCAGGGACCACTTCTGTAGGCGGATGAAATCGGGGGCATCCGCATCTACTGCCGTCCACACGCCCTCCCGTAAGGGCAAATAAACCACGTTCATAAACTGTTTCTGTATCTTTTGTCGATAAAACTGAAACCACTCCCGCCGGGAAGCGCCAACGGAGAGGGACTCTTCCGCAATCGCATTACGTCGAAACTCCTCTATTTCTCCCGACGCCGACGCGCGCCAGAAATAGAACCACTCCGGCTCTAGGAGGAGAGAGGCTTTGTCTGGCGCACAGAGCGCGGAAGGATTCCGGTCAGCCGCCTCGGAAAAGGCGCGCGAGTGAAAACGAACTAATTCCTCCGCCTCCCTCCCGCCGAGAAATCGCGCGAGCCGGGCGTTTCTCGCGGGGTGTAACCGCCCTTCTGGCCCGTCGATATTCGGAAGACCCCAATAGTTATCGTGCAAAAAAATTGCCACCCATTCACCCCAGTTCGGCCACCGCCGGTAGAGTCGTCGCCAAGCAAGGGCGACAGTTACGGGGTGATATAAAAACTGATGCACCCCAAACAGGGCGCTTTTGGTCCCCACCGTCATAGCAGCTTGAGTGCGTAAGGTGAAAAGTTCTCGGCACTGAAAGCGAACGCCGCCATCTGGGCGAGTTTGCGATGATACTCTTCCAAGGTGCCTTCGTTCACGACGACTCCGTTGCACTCGTCGAGTCCAAAATCGACCGTCGGGTCCACTGGCACCCTCGGATTCGCCACCCAGATGATATGGTCAAAGAGATTCGCCCTGCGTGCTGCCTGAATCTCGGGCAGTCCGCGAACCCCTGTGATGACGTCGCCCTGCACCAGCGCGAGGCGAATTAGCCGACACGGGTCTTCCGCGCGGAAGACGTCGCATTGTGCTTTCCAAAGCTCGCGATTCTTGTGCCGGTTCTCCCAAGCGACCATTGGATGCACCTTCAGGAACTCCGCCATCAACGGCAGCGCCGCCCATGACGTGCTCCCCCCGTAACGAAGCCCGCAGTGTTCCGCGAGGAACATCCCGGCTTCATCTTTCCCGCTTCGACCGAATCCCACAAATAAAATTTTCTTAGCCATTTGATTTTGGTGCGTCCGGAAAAAACGGACGCGGTTCTTTGTATTGCTGGCCCTCCTTGGCGATTCGTTCCCACTCCTTGAACCAAGGCGCATCGTGCCACGGTTGCCAGTTCGCGCGCTTTTCAGGCGGACTCGACCAACGGTAGAGAACCGGAACCCAGTAGTGAGGGAACAGGAACACGTTTTGTGTTAGCTCGTGGGGCCGGTGACGTTGTTGTCGCTGTTCGGCTGCACCGACTTTATTTCGATGACTCCGCAGTCGTCTTTGCGCGCTTCGTGTAAACGTGCCGCTTCGAGACTGTTCTCGGTGGCGCGACTCATAGTCAAGTCCTGACTGCTCTTGCCGCCCGGCTTCGCGTCGCGCACAAGCTGAGTCGTCTTCACGCGCCGCCAAGGCCAGACGAAATGGCCGTCCCCGGTCAGCGACGGACGCCCGAGGCATGAATCGAATTCAAACTCGCGGGCGGTAAAGAAACTCGTTTTGGCCACGAGAATCTTTCCGAGGTAAAACAGGTCGCCGTGTTGCAGGTGCTTGATTTGTTTCCATACTCGGGGAAGTGCCCGAGTTTTCTTTGTGGTATTTTCGCTCATAGATTTTTTTGAGTTGGGGGCGTAAATCCCAAATTCTTCGTAATGTCCCTCGGTGGTCATTTCAAGGTCTGCTCTTGAACCCTCAGGTCAACCCAAATGGCATCCCACGTCGAGACCTTCGCCCCCGTGAGTCGGTTGTAAGTCTTGGCCTCCAGGTAGGAGCCCCCGACGAACACAAGCAAGAGGGCCAAACCGAATCCCGCCAAGAGAAGAAATCCAAGAATCTGTTCTTTCATAAATCAGTTGCCGTGAAGACATTCTTGATGGATGGCGTCCAACACGACGCCATGCTCGCCGGACAGCCCGGAGGGATGTTCTTCCTGCATTGGCACCCCGTTACGCTGCTTGTGCGGAACGCACGAGCGCAACGGGGACTTGATGCAGGTCTCCTTGCGCGCTTCAATCTCGGCGTGAAGCACCAAGGCGCGTTCGCTCTGTAACCGATAAGCCCGACGCAACGGTTCCCGGAAGACAGCAGCAAGACCCTTCTGCTGTGCGCGGCGAAGGGCGTTCGACAGACCGGCGGCTTTCACGACGGAACGACGACGGAGGCGAAGCAGCTTCTCGATGGGGGCGGCCTTCGCCTGACGGGCGAGACGCTCCATGAAGTCGAGGGGGGCGTGCGGATGAAGGGCCGGACGGTCCTTTTTCAGTTCGCGGGTCTCTTTGCGGATTTTCTTAATGGCCAGTTTGTTTCTTGCTGACATAATTTGATGGGTTTAATGTTCGTTTTTACTGTAACTGAGAATCAACTTTTTGCAAGCGGAAAATTCATTGCCTCTTCCGAGAACCCCAACGCTCGGGCCGATTCGTCGTAGGCGCGCGCCGCTTCTTCCTCGTCTGAAAAGAGACCCGCATAAAACAATTCTCCGAGGTATGTCACCTGTGCCCGCCACTTGGAAGTATTCTTCGGCTTATGCACGCCGCGAAATCTACTCGACTTTCCCGCGCTCTTCGTCAGCTTTGCTCGCCGGTTGTGGCTGGAATTCGACTCCCTCAAGTTTTCTCCGGTGTTGTTCAAACCGTTTCCGTCTCGGTGGTCCACCTGTTTGCAGTGCGGTCTTAAAGCCCGGTGTAGAAGCTCGATTGTCGGTGCGCCTCCGGGGCCAATCACGGTCCTTTGGGCGTAGAACGTATTCCGACTCTTGGCGGCATACCATTTGAAACGACCGACTAGTTCAAAGTCAGACGCATCAATGGTCGTCACCTTGCCCTGAGATAAAGGTAAAAATACTACCGCGTTCATGTTCAATCGAGAGAGTTTACCATCGCCACCGCCTTAACGCAAGTGTCGCAAAAGAAAAATTCTTTCTTCTCACCGGGCTCCGATGACGCGATGACCGTGTGGCGAGCGGTGACGACAACTCCTCCGTTGGCTTCACGATATTGCAGCCGGTCCACTCCGTCAGGGGCTTCGACATGGCAACGGCAGATTGGGTTAACGCAGAAGAGCATGGTCAAAATTTTGAGACGGGGGAAAGCACTCTCACCGGAACTTGCACAAACGGCGGCAGCGAATTCGATTGTTCGCCGTGGAAATTGTCGTCCGCCTTTTTCAGGCCGACGCTATTCTCGGATTCCGAATTTTTCGCACCGCGAAAAACCGGGGTCTCGAAAAAATTTCCAATTTCTGCCATTTTCCTGCGTGGTGAGTGTTTACTTACCCGTAACAATTTAGGCCGTTTTGACCGTCGGGGTCGTCGCCACCTGATTCTTGACCTCGCGAAGCTGAAATGTGATGTCCCGCGCCGAGTTGCCGAGAAGCTCCGTGATGATAGCCGGGAGTTCCGCGATGACCCGCTGGCCCGCGATGACGTCCGGCAACCGGATGGCAGAGTCGCTGCCGAGTCGCGGCTGAAGCACAATCTTGATTTGGCCCCCGGCGGTGTAGTGCAACGCGATGAAGTAGGGCGAGCCCTCGTAGAACACGCGGCCAATGTTGCGCACGGGCTCTTGCCCCACGGTCAGACCCTCGAAGATTTGGCGGATGGTTGCGCCCGGCCCGTATTCGATGAAGCCGGTGTTGTTCGCGTCGCGAAGCTCCACGACGGAACCCTGTCGCCGAAGCTGACCGGGCTTAAACTCGGGGTGCTTGCGGAGGATAGCGTTCTCCAATGCCGCATACTCGACGGCAGGATTGCCCACGACGGGCGTCTCGACGGAGTCGAGCCCCTTGTCGGGGATGATGTAGAAAGCCACCAGCGCGCGCTTTAGCGTCGCAATCGGGGGCACGGAACCGGAGGAAGATTTAGCGGGCGGATTTGGCATGTCGAATTATTGTCGGCGCTTTTGGCGCTTCGTCAACGTGCCGATATTTTGCCAGTCGGTCAACCGGCCCGTGACAATGCCCACGACACCGTATCGTTTACACGCTGCCGCCATGAGCTTGCGCGCAGCCTTGGTGTTAATCTTGACCTTCGGCGAAGCGTTTTGCGCCCATGCCATAGGCAAGGCCGTAGCACGCGGCTTGAATCACGGCCCCCGGACTGCTGAAACCGGAAAAAGAAGCCCCGTCGGCTGCGCCCTGTCGCGCCGCGCGGGGAGTGGTGTGTTGGTGGATGGTGGGTTTATCCATATCGTTCGGGGTTTGTTTTTGTAGATTGCGGATGTGTCAAAACCCGCAGAAGTAAATCATTCAGGAATCGCGCATCGAACGGTCATCTTGTCGAGCGCGGGGTAAAATCCCCTCCACCAAAGCACATGGTCCGGCGTAGTGAAATCGGAGAGAAAAGTCAGTCGCGGAACTGACGGCTCGAAGCGGCACGCGTGCCCGGCGTTCTGAATCTCAATCAGTTCTTCAATAAAAAAATCGTCACTCATGGCGATACCCTTTCCGTGACCCATCGCCCGCCTTTCCAGACTTCCCACGTCGGGGGCGTGACTGGAATCTTTGCGACCGGGGGAGAAGGCGGCACACCTTCCCGGCGCTTTTTCTCTTCCGCTCTTTCCCGGTCCAACGCCAGCCCGTCGGCCACGAAGTCTTTTGCCGCCGATTTCAGGAACAATGCGAATACTACCGCCTCTAAAAATCCAATCATAACACGTAAAAAGTAAGCTCGTATTTTCCCGACTCCATCCGAAAGATTACCGCCGTCGCGTGTTTGCGCGTCGGGTGTCCCCTGTATTCCCATAGCGGCGCACACGCGCGCACCGTCTCGCCGGGGAGCACCCCCGAACGGAAGGACTTGAAACAGTCAGAAAAAAATTCTGGGTCGCGCAGCACGGCCTTGGCGTCGGTCAATCGTCGCGCAATCTCCTCGCGAGTCTCGGCTAGCGTGTCAAAGTAGTTTCGGGTCAGCGCGCTCATGCTTCCGTGAATTTAATTGCCGGTCGTTTTCCCAGCCTAAGCCAGCCGGTGCGCTTGCAGAATGTCGCCTCGAACTTCGGATGACCATAGCAACCGGGAACTGCTTCAGCCGAAGCGGCGTAAATCGCATGTTCGTCTTCCCACGCCCCCGCCGAGAGGGTGAAGCCCGCGCGGACAACTTCTGACTTCAGGGCTTCGAGTGTGGGCTTGTTTGACATCACAGAAGGTAGTTCAAGGTTTACACGCCGTCAAATTGTTTCTTCAGCGCCCTCAAAAGACTCGCCCGGCCCGATGCTCCTGAGTTCTCAAAAAGCCATTTCACTGAGTCGAACGCGGTCAACCGCTCGCCCGTTTTGAAATCCCGGAAACCGCGCGGATGCGGCTGAGTGGCGAGCACCGGCTGCAACTTCTCCACCAGTGCCTTGAGTTCCTCGAATACCGCGGCGTTCTTCTTGGCCGTCTTCTCGCGAAGCGCTTTGCGAAACTCCGGGCTGGTCTTATATGCCTTGAGCAATCCCGCGTCCCCGACCTTCTCGATACAGTTGCATCCGACCTTGGAGCGCTTGCCGTCCGCGCTGACAATCTGGCATTCCGTGCGGATGCCGGTCCCGCAGTAGTCGCACGAGCCCCCGGCCTTCTGGGTGCCGTCTGGATAGGTAATCACGTTATCCGACACCCTGACGAATCGGAACGGCGCGAGCCCGAGCCCCGCCAGTTCAAACTTGTGCTTTCCGACTTCGGCGGCGTTATCAGTGAGGTTCGACATGTCCAGAAGATACACGGGGCACCTGAATCCGTCAAGTGCCCCGTGCTGTTTTTTTACTCTACGACAATCCGTAGATTTGCGGGGGGAATCGGGATGAATATATCCACGACGTTCGACGGGTCACTGGGCAACCCGGTATTGCCCACTGCGACGACGTAGGCACTCCATTGGCCTGCCGTGACCGTGATGTTAGCCTGCCGCTCCGTCGGCCCGACCGTGACCGTCTGGCTTGTGCCAGCGCCCTCTTGGAAATAGGTCACTGTGTAGGCGATGACCTTGGCGTCGGGTTCCGCGTCCCATGCCAGCGTTACGTTGCGGGCCTGTGTTGTGAGACTGGCCAAGCTCAGGGCCAGCGCTATCAGTAGTTTTTTCATGTTCTTTCTTTGGTTTGGTTGTTGCGCACTATCACCGAAAATTACTTCAAGTCAGAGATGTAGCCTTTCACCCGTTGCATTGCGTCGGCCCAATCGAAGACGCAATGGTCCCCGTCGAAACGGTCCAGCGCTCCGTCAGTAAGCGCCGGGGGTGGATAAATCCAAATCTGGTCAAACTCCTTTTGTTGGTCGTCCACTTCGATATTGTATTGTCGAGCGAGCCGCAGCACCGCGCCACGTCCAGCGGTTTCGACAACGGGTTTGAACGGCGGTGGCGGAACGAAGACCGGTCCTTCTGTCTTCTCGACCCGCAGAACTTTCGCCACACGGGCACGACGCCACGGCGCTTTTTTGAGCGGCACCGGCTCGAAGCCCGGCGTGAAAGTGTCAACCAACTGGCGTCCCTTCACCGTGACGTAATGATTAGACACCAGCACGACGCACGGCAGCTTGGAAAATGCCTTGGCATTTTCTTTGGTCCACTTGGCCAGCGTCGGTTTCCAGTTTGGATTGCCCGCGCAGAATTCGAGCCCCGCCGAAAAAATCTCGTCGGTGCGATAGCCCAGCGCGTTCAACACCTGCCGCAGTGCGCGAACGCTCAAACCCTTCACGGTCTTCTTGCCGGTGAAGTGCCGGGCTAGCGCCATGATTTCGGAGGTCGGTCTTCCGGTCACTGCGGAGATGGCCGCGGGGCCACACCAAAGCGCCGTTTTAATGTCGTGAGTGATTTTCATAACACCACTAGCCTCTCACACGTTTACACGCCTGTCAAATCAAACCTTGAAAGGGTGCAAGGATTTCAACCTGTTCGCCGCCGCCAAAATCAATGCTTCCCCGGCCTTCCGGTCCTCTGCCGATGCGGCAACCATTTGAAGGTTCTCCGGCGTGTGGTCGAACAGAAACTTGGCAGGCACCCTTGACCGGCGTGCCCGTGCCTCGCCCGGCTTTGAGTATGAAACCCAAAACTCCCCGCCGCTGTCCTGACTCGTGACCGAGACTGCAACGGGAACTCCCCCAAAATCATACCCGTGCTGATTGTAATGAATCGCGGAGCGGCGCACGAAGGGCACTTTCTCTTCTTTGCGTCGTTGCTGTTCTTCCCAGTCTCGAAGCTCTTTCAAACTGCCAGCCTCCGACAAAGTTTTGCCCGCGGAGTCTTCAAGAATCCAGCGGTTTGTATGCTCGACGTAACGCACGTCGAGCCCGTTAATCAGTCCGATGTGTTTCATAAAAAGAGGAGGGCGAGGATGACCACTTCAACCAAGACAACGTAGGCAATCAGCGATACTAGGTTCATATTCAGGCGTCGTTCAGGTTTTCAACGAAAAGATGCCCCATGCACTGCTGCGGACGGCGCACACCATACTTCTCCGCTTCCGTGGTCGTAAGCTGCGGCTTGCCGTCCCATTCCGCATAGTGCGCGCGCGTCACTTCGTCAAGAAGCGGATGCTCCGAATGGTCACAGACCAGTTCGCCGGGCGAGTTGCCAAGCACTAGATACAACGAATGCCGCCGCTGAATCAGATTGCCCGTCCCCTTATTAGACGGTGTGAACGGCGTGCCCGGCGCGACGACATAAAGCCAGCCCTCGTCACAGGCCAGCAGGTTATCAAGAAACTTCGTCGTATCGCCGTCGAAGTTGAAGCGCTCTTCGCCGTTGCTGCCGCTGTGAATGACGAAGCCCGCCGCCACGAGGCGATTGATAAGGCTGAGAGTTTCGGGAGTGAAGTCATTGATGATTCGATTTTCGCTCATATTGTTTTCGGTTTAGTGTTTTCAGTGTTATCGACACCCAGAAGGTATCACACGTTTACACGTCGTCAAATTCTTTTTTCAGCAAACCAGAAAGTATGAATTGACCGGAAACAGTGTCAACCTTCGTGCCGTGTCCGTCGGCAAAACGGTCGCACTCTGTATGCCTCGCAACGGCACCGCGAATCGGAGCACGACGTTTCCATTGGGGTTCACTTGCGTAATTGTGGCCGACACGCTGTCCCCGTGGGGGTGCTCGTAAACCACCGACCGGCCTTTGTCTTTATTGGTGTATTTGTGCGGTATCATATAGCTTTGACGTCAAGAAGGTATCCGAGCTTTTGCCCGTTGTCCAATCACTCTGCCGACAATTCTTTCAGCAACGCCAGCAACTTTGCCGCCGTCGCGGGCGAACCGCTGAACTTGAAATCGACGTTGCCTTGCGCGACTGTCACGCAATGAACGCCCGGAAGCTCGGGAAAGAAGTTCTTCTCCGCCCTGCGGGCATCGTTTTGATGTGGCGGACAGTCCAGCAATTCGGCGAACTTCTCGGCTTCAGACGCGCAGCCGCTCGCGTAATCGTCACTGCGCTTCACAGCCTCACAGATACGCGCCCAGATAACACGGGCATCCGGCAGCAACCGGCGGGTGATGTCAGCCGCCAGCGCCTTGAAGGTGCGCCCTTCTGCGGCCACATTGATACAGACTGTAATCGGCGTTGCGCCGTTGCGCTCTTCGTAGTTCATCACATCTCGCAGAGTAAACAACTGATTGCGGGAGTCGCGCTTGCTGCCGACGGCCACTTCGACCTTGCCCTCGTAGCCATTTAGACCCACGGAAAGCTTGGTCCCATCGCGGAGCACAATTTCGCTGAAACAACCGCCATCCTGCGTGGCGATGAAATCACAGTCAAGAGCGAGCGCAAGGGAGCCGACGAAGACGGAGAACGAATTCTGAAGCCGTTGGTTGCGGTCGTAACGGTTTTCGATTTTGGGAGTCATATTGTGGCTTTCGATTTGTTTTCGAGGTTGTTACTTGAGAAAGTTTGTTACTTGAGAGGCGTTGCGAAATCCTGTGACAGCAAGTGGACTTCGCTGTCAAGATTGCCCAGCGCCATCCCGTCCACGGAGATTCCGACTTTCTTCAGGTAGCAAGCCGCTTGTTGGGCGAGGTCACCAATTTCGGAGTCATACACGACCACCTTGGCCAACTTGTGCCGCTCGTCAATGATGCGGATGCGGGAAGGGCGGGTCATACTCGGTCCGACGTAGCGGACGGAGAACTTGCGGAAGCGAGGAATGTTATACAGGTCAATTTTCATACCTCAAGAGTATCACATCACCGTTTACACGCAAGGGGCAAAGCGAAGATTCCCCCAGAAATAATTTCGCTAAATCGAAGAAAAAACTTGACAACTACCGGTCGCAAACTCTCACTTGAAACCAGTCCCACGACCGTCGAAAAAATTGTCTCTCGGGCGCACTCCATACAAAGACATTGGCTTCGCTCCCGTCCCGGTCAAAGAAGTAACTGACTCTCCACCATACGGGACGCGGCACCACGTCTTGATTGTGCAACGCCACCACACAGCCGCAACACCTTTTCGAGTCTTTGAAAACGATGTTCTCTCCAAATGTGTGATTGCTTCGCGATTGACTGTAGGCCCTCACTGCATCAGCGGTCAAGTCAGTCCACCCCGTCGCCACTTCCACCCAAGCAGACGGACGAGACGACGCACCGACAAACCGCCAGAAGATTCCGCGCTCCGGCTTGATGACCGCATTGGCTGAGATGTCGGCAAGGTCACTCATTTCGATTTAATTCGACGGATGTAAAACACAACCCCTGCCGTGCGTCTGCCGGGCCGGACAGTGCGCAACCACCGATGAAGTATCGAGCAGAACAAATCCGGCTTTTCAATGACCTCCCCGCGTCGCAGAAACCGATACCCCTCAGGACAGACCGGATGCCCCTCGTGCATTGTCGCCTTTGTTCCCTGCAATTGCTTTTTCATAGAAATACGATTGCGTTCTCCGAGCATACACCGGCCACAATCCACAAATCCTTATAGCGCATGATAGACCTGTTTGATACCGACATCTTGCGCGCGAACGGATAGCCCGGCAACTGGTCCATTTCTGCCGGACTAATACGCCAGCGCGCAAAGTCCGCCCAGTCGGAACCTTTGACAATCTCCATCTGCAAATGATTAAACATCTGCACCCCGCAAATCATAATCGTCGGCGAAAGTCCCCGCATCCGCACGCGAAACTCATACTCGCGTTGACGCATCAGCGGCAGATAGCCCCCCGCCGTCTCGGCTTTCGCCGTCAGGTCATCGCGCTCTTCGTCGAGCCGCACAGTGAGCGATGAAAGTGAGCCCATCACGCCTTAAGGTTCGCGGGCACCCTTTCACCCATTGCCACCAGTGACAGCCCTTCAGCCAACGCCTTCACACTGTTGAAAACGTATTCCTCTTTTGGGGCGCACCCGTAATTGTTATGCGGCAAAGCCTCCGGATGGTAGTGAACCCCAACCAGCCAGCCATTATCACAGAGCTTGATATTGATGTAAGTCGGCTTTGGTGGTAGCGCGTCGGATTTCAAATCTTTCGTTGCTGGTGCTTCAGTCATGGACGGCGGATAAGCCAAGTTTGGAATGGTGCTCATAAAAAATTGGAGCGCAGAGACGGAGTCGAACCGCCGTTTCCGGATTACAAGTCCGGTGTTCTTCCGTTGAACTATCTGCGGAAATAATCATTTCAGCTTTCGGAAATAGGTGTTCCAACTTCTGGCTTTCCACCCCGGAAATTGAGTTTTATTCCAACTCCCGTCCACCCCCCAGAATTCATCACCTGCCTGCAAGATTTCCGTGCGGGCCAGCTTCCGCCAGCCCTCGCGCTTCGTTGGGGGTAGAATTTCCGGCTTTACCAGCGGCTTCGGCGGTGGCAGTTCCGTTACGCAAAGCTTGGGCAGCGACTCGCTCGCGCCTGTCGTCTTCTTGACACCCCAGTCAATTGCGTCGTAGTTGTCGGCAAACGCCTTGTTGTCGGTGATGCGGCTCGCGGAGCCTTTGCCGTTGGAACTCAGTCCAAGGTCACGACTGCCGCTGCCTTTTTTTCGATGGTAGCTCATGGTTTGATGTAAGCGGGTTCCAGAAAAGACTCTTCCCAGTTGAAAACGGAACACGTTGCATAGGTGCCATACACCGCGCACGGCTCGGCAAAGCGATACGCAATCGCATACAGCCGGTGTCCGACCGGCGTTCCTGTCGATGGATTGCCCAGCAGTGTCGCCGCCTTCCCCGGCCGGAATCGACCGACCACCACACCCGCCTTGCCCGTATGGTCAATGACATCCTGCCCGACTTCAAATTTGTATTTGGTAAACATATTCAGATAATGGGTGGCGGCACGACAGACCGCAAAATTTCGTAGTTGAAAAACTGTCGCTGAAGGTCGTCGTGTTCAGGCAATCGCTTCACCGCCTCGACCCGGCTTTCGCATCCGATATAAGCGCCGTCCCACTTGTTGAACCCCGACAGCTTCCAATGCTGCTTGCGCCTCCGGTCCTTGTCCTGAAGGACAACCCAATACTTGAATTGCGTTCTCTTCTGTCGGATTTTCATTTTTCAGTCAATCTTGATGTTGCCGCTCGCTGGCCGGATTTCATTTCCCCCCGACCTCAGGTTCAATCCCCTTGGCTTCATCGCGGAGAATGCAGCACAGACAATGCGCCCCGCGCACCAGAAAATCCGCGATGGCCTTGTGCGCCACGACTCCGACCACAGTGCCGCGAGAATCAAGCAGACATTGCCTTCCGCTGCCGTCGGGATGCGCCCCGTAACGGAACAGCGAGCCGTCCGGGAAGCACTGAAAAAGATAATCGTTCGCACCCCCGTTGACTGCCGGAGTCTCAGCGGTAGCAGAGGCAACCACCAAATCAGGTGCATCCACCTTCGCATCAGCGTCGCGGGAAAGGAAAGGCAATTTGATGTCTTTGTTGTCGTTCATAAAGAGGTTTCAGTTTTACTGTCTAGGTATTGTCCGAAAACAGCGGCTCATGTCAATGTTGAATCGGTCTGGCGAACTTCAAGGACGCCCGAACTAAAAACGAGCGTGGCAATCTGGTCGTCCGTCCAGTCCAGCAGATGCACGAGGTTGCTTCCCTCTTGCTTCAACCCGAAAGCCTTTACGGTCTGATACAGGTTTCGCCCTTGCGCGTCCTTCACATTGAATGCTATCTGATACGTTTTCATTAAGTGAATGACTATCACACTGCTTGCGCAGTGTCAAATATCGGACGGCGTCATCATCGTCGGCGGTATCGGAGGAACCGGACGAAACTCGTATTCCGGGTAGCGCTCATGCAGAACCCTGAGCCGCTCTTTCAACTCCTCTTCGTCAGTGTGATACGTTCGCGGCGTCGTGAAGTCGAGCCAGCGAAGCTTGCGGCCCTTTACTCGGTGTTGAATGAACCATCTCATTCGATAGGGGTGAGTTTGATTTTCTCGTAATACTCGCGCTGTGATGCGAGCAGGTTGTGAGCTTCGAGCAGAGCGAGCGAAGCTTCCTTCAATCTCACGGTCGCATCGTTGACGGCCTTGTTGACCACAGGCAGCTTTCGCAAATCCACCGCGCCAAGCTTCGCAGAAATTTTGTCGGCACTCTCGCTTGACTCGGCCATTGCCACACTGATGCGATGCTTGAGCGCATCATAGCTGCGCAACGCGCGAGCCTGACGGGTTTCTTCAGGGGCTTCAGCGGTCACTGCAATTTTGATGTTCGACTCGCGTGCTGTGCGAAGCGATTCGATTGACAGGCCCATTGCCATCACACGCTCCGCAAGTTCGTTGAAGAGTTCGAGGGCGTAAGGACAAAGAGTCGTGACGTCTTCATAGCTAATCGTCTCAAAGTCATTCGGGAAGTTCGGCCTTGCACGTGGAGACGTGAAGGGCAACAGGCAATGCAGCGCTGCGTCATACGCCCGTGCGGCTTCAAGCTGCTCCTTGTGGTAGCTGATGTGGTGTTGCTTCCCGAGACAGGACAGCGTGACCACATAGGTTTGGTTATGCGCGATGGATGCAAACCCGTGGTAATTCGTGGGCTGGCCCCAATCACTCGGCTTCTTCTGCAACCATTCGTTTTTAGGTTTCGGCATACCCTTATTGTCGCCAATAGTTCGCTTGCGTCAATACAACATATCCAATAACTCATAGTCCACCAATCATACAACCTTCAGACAAACAGTCTCCTAGCTTCATGGAATTCCATTGGGATGCCTCTCCTTATTATTTTATGAATATAGGGAGATGTTTTGTGTAATGGAGTATGATTTCCCGGTTATGTTTGATTGATGCTGCCGCCCTTTTCGTCTCGTTGACGCTGCGCTGGGCTTCGCCTCCCTTTTTCGTATGGACGAGAAAGAACGGGCAGCAAAGAAGCTAATGGGGCGTGCGTCACACGCTGCGCAGAAGCTATTTTCCGACGGCAAACGGGCGGACCGTGATAAGAAACGCGCCGAATGGTATGCCAAGAACAAACCCAAGCGATGATTGCACTTGACAAGACCGAGTTGGACGTGAGCCAGATTTTTCTTGTGTTCATGGCCACGATTGGCGACATCGACAAGACTGCCACGGCGCTGGATATTGACCCGCGAATCGTGGATGCACTCGCGAAGCAAGAGGGCTGGCTTGATAAGATTCGACGCATCTCGGTCATGTCGAAGAGCGAGAAGCCCGGCGACTATGAGCGCGCAACGAATCGCGCGTTGAACTACGTGCAAGCGCACATGTTCCGTCAGTCAATGGACCGGATGCTCAAGTATGTTCGCGGGCTTGAAGGCGACGCCATCAAGGACGTTTCCACCACGGCAGACCGCAACGGAGTGGTGCGAGTCTCTGGGCGATTCTGGGCAGATATGGCGGCAGCGATGGAGAAGTGCCACGCGATGACATACGCTGCGCTAGGCGACACGGCCACGGAACGCAAAGACGCGATTAAGCCCGGTCAACCGGGTTCTCAACCTGCTGACCTTCATGCAGCTATCATCACAGCTTTGAACGCGTCGGGCTGTCAGGATGGTGAGATTAAAGATTCGCTAATTACTGCGAGCCAAGAGGTTGTGAAGGAGATTGCGATTAAGGCAACTTCTGCCGAATCTTGACCGTTTGGAAGATATTGGAAGATATTGAGAGAGATTGAGAAATGTTGGTAAGTCCTTGTCACTATGCTTCCAGTATCTATCACACGGAGCGAAACTAGCTACACATCAATGACTTACATACGAAGGCGAATCTCAACTAGGTTACTCGGCCTTCCCTTGTGGTGCAACGCAGGGACACCACAATCCGTCGCTAAGCCGTTGAGCCTGTGTGACTTGTTACTCCATGTCGCCTTAGCGGTATGGATGAAGGGCACTCGGCAAACCTTGCCGGGCACCCCCACGGGGGAATTTCGGGGGCCGGGGGCTCCGCTCACTCCTTCCCCCGACGTGTGTAAAAATCGACATCGGGGGCTTGACTGTGTAAACGCGACAGCAAACTGGCCAGTTGACATCTTGTCCAAACGGGCGACAGTAAAGCATGACTGACAAGCCAGAAACGAAGATGCAGCGCATCCAACGCCTGCAAGCCGAGCGCCTTGAGCAAATGGCCCGCGGAGCCGTAGAGACCCCAAAACTGTCTTCCGACGCGCCTGTCAGCCTCCCTGACCCTACGGCGACCCCTTCCTCGACGAGTTCTCCCGACCCTCAGACGCTTCGTCGCCTGCACTGGGACCGCATCTCTGCCAAGGACGGTGCCGCCATGCAAATTGCACGGACGTTTATCGTCACCCTCGTCCAGCCGATGATTGACAAGCTACGCGCGGAGGCCAAGGAACACCCGGAGCCTTTCAAGGCCGAACTGGTTTTTTGGGCCGATTGCCTGTGCGCCGGAGTTTTTCCTCACGCACCGCCGAAGCCCAATCGCGAACTTTCGGACTTTGAGTCGTGGTTTTACTCGTCCATCCCGACCATTGACGACGCGGGCGTCATTCAGAGTTGGCGCACACTTTCGTAGAGCTATGAGACCTGATTTTCACCTTCTTGATTTGGCGTGGGTTCTTCTGGCCATCGTGTCGATACTCCTTGTTGTGCTCCCGAACCGAAAGAAAAAGTGATGATGTTTGTCAACCTTAATTTTGTGACCCCCCTCCTGTTTATCGCCGCCGGTTGCTTTTTGATTCTCGCAGTCGGCGTCGTGATTTTCATTCACGACTCGAATCAACCTCCGCCTGAATGAAACCCCCGATACCCGTTTGGTCCACGCTGCTCTTGAACTGCGGGCTCGAACGCTGGGAAGTTTTTCGCCTCTCGTATCTGAATCAGCAGGCGGCGGATTGCGCGTTCAGGGAAGCCGCACATGCGCGCGATTCGGCAAAGAAGCTTTGGACGGAGGGGCTGTTACGGAAGTCCGAAATTCTTATCAAGCGGGCCATCCGGCAGGAGCGGGCGGGACGACAGAGGTCGGAGCGCGCCGAGCAGTTGCGAAAATTGGCTGCGCAGATTCCTTACGTTGACCCCCATAAATGATTTCTTGACTTTGAGAAACGCGATGCGAGACTCTCAAGCATGAGAAAATTCGCAAATCTGTTACTGGTTGCAATCATGTTTATCATTTGGGATTTCGAGCCCGGAGTCAAGGACACTCTGGAAATTGCCCCCACCCCGAATGGTCCTTGGAACTACTATGGGCCGATTGAGTTGCCCTCGGCGGTGAACGGTCAGTATAAGGTCCCGGTCCTACCCGCCTTCGAGAAAAGTTTTTTTCGGGTGAAGCGCGAGATTGTGTTTGACATCCTCCCCCGGTCGAAGTAGAATTTTCCAATGCGACCCGTTTTCGCACACATCAAGAACACTGAGAACCTCGGCGACTTGAACTGTTGCCCGCAGCAATACTTTGCTCAATTTGAGCACTGCGACCGCATCGACGTCACGGAAGTTGACTCACTGCCGCGCGGTCAGGCCGTCATCGTGGGTGG